AATATTAGGATACCTTGCAAATTGTTTCAGATTGCTATCGTTAATTACAACAGGGATATTCCAATCGTCAAACACTTCGATTAACTCTTTTACAGTCATAACAACCTCCTTTAAAATCAGCCTTTTATATTGTCCCAATTTATTTTACTCCCACAAACGCCACAGTAATAAGGATGATACCAATTATCTATCGGCTCTTTACACCTCGGGCACTCTCCATGAAGCCATAAACCATATTTAGTTTGTACTCTCTGAACCCTTGTTGGAACATAATGAGATAATGAATACATTTCATCTATATCCTGTTCGGGAGTATTAATTTTCTTGCCAGTCCTCATATCTGTAAATGGTTTAAAATTTTCATATAACATATTAACCTCTTGATTTAAAATAAAAACTTATAGTAGACGGACAGCTACCATCAGATTTCCAAAATAATCCATTTGAAAACAAATCGGCATTTTCTTTTACAATTCTACTTATAAATTTATTAAAAATATTTTTACTACTTCTCCACTGAAATACAATTTCATTTTCCCATATTGTTATAGGATATACTGTTGTACTACTCCCCGATAACCAATTATATTTGTAAAGATATTTTTGCGTTAATCTTTCCCTTTTAAAATCTTCAATAAATTTATCAACACGCCCTTTTGTTGGATTGTTCATTATTAACCTCCTAATATATACTTTAAAATCCGTCTTTTATTTTATGTTTTTCTTCCGCCTAACTAAGCAACAATCCCGACTAAACAACAACAGAAGTCCAACAGGAATAGTAATAGCTCCGAAAGTAACATTACCAATAATAATTCCTGCAACAATCGTTCCTGCAATCAATCCTAAACCAGAAAACCTCTGAACACACATTATGCGCATATGCTTTTTTCTCTCTGCAGCTTTAATCTGACGTTCTCTTCTTCTTTTTCTTTGACGTTCCATAATCTCCTGACGTTCCTGCTCTCGAATGTCAAACTCAAACTGCTCCAAATTTAACAAGTGCCAAGATTCCCCACGCTCATAACATTCCTGATTGATTTGCTCTCTAATGTTGATAATCTTCCTTGTTTGCGTTGTTACAAGACTATCTACTGTTGTAATTTTCTCCGCTGTTGAATACATTGTTACCCTCCAAATATTTAATAACTATAATCGTAATCGTCTATAGGATATTCCTTATTATATTCTTCATTAAACGCTGCTATTGAAGATTCAGGGATATAAGATTCTCCATCAAGCCTAAACCTATTATCATAAATCATACGCTTTAACAAATCTTTTGCTTTATCGCTATCTTCACTTAATAAAATATCCAACTCTTTTTCATTTAAGTAAAGTGTTGCTCCAATCCTACACCAGAGTTTCATTACTTATTCCTCCATTTTTTACTTTCTTCAAGATACTTTTTAGCTTCTTCAAGAGTCCCATAAAACCTTTGCCATTTTCCGTCAATCAAGATTAATGTATATCCCCACATATTAATATCTCCTTTACGCAATCCAATCCGCTATGTATTCGGTCATAACATTGATAATCTCATCTTTATTCTCCGACACAAGATTATAACCATTCTGATTGTAATTCTCTCTAAACTCGGTCAAAATATTATCCATATACATTTCAGCACAAGCCCTCGGATCATCATCAAACCAATTTTCGCTTGCATCTCCGTCAAATGAATAGACAACTTCACCATTGATACACAAGTTATGCTCATAATAACCTGTTATCATTTCAATAACATTAGTCTTTGTTGTGGTCATATCCACACCTCCATTAACACAAATCCGACCACATAAAGAGGTCAAATTCATTCTCGTTAGCCTGTTGCAATCCGCAACTATCCCACAATTCCATCATTTTCATATCGCCCTCATAGGTATCAGGCAATAAATTTTCCAATAATGCAATCGTAGTCCAAATTGCTTTACACTGTAAACAATGAGGATTCTGTTCCATATCATTTACTGTTCCATTCCAATAATCTTTATTATTACGAATAGTATCAATTAATTTTTCCATTAACGTATTTGCTACGATAATGTTTTTAATATTAAGTGTTCTTGTATTTGTCATAGTTTATTCTCCTTTAATTCTTTAATACTCTGCCGAAAAACGCCTTTAATTCGCTCGTAGAGTAGTCTGTAACGTCCTCAGTACCACCATTTACTGTTGCATATATCCTACCGTCTGTAACGGTGTAGGGGATATTCAATCCCCATAACACCATTTCCAGAGTTGAAATGCTACTTGCATTTTTAACTTTCATTCCTGCAAAACCTCATTTCTATTTTGCAAGTTTTGATTTTCAAACTTGCATTTTAATATATTTTTGTATGTTCTTATAAATTTCCATCAAGCCGCATATTCCTTAACAATACTCTCTTTATCTCTGCCCTCAGAAATACGCATAGGAACAACCAGATTGATAAAATCTCCACCAAAGATCACAATAGGATTCATCCTGCCGTATGCTCTCACTGTGTAATCAATCCCCAACTTGTGATAAAGGCTCAATGCGGTATGCAAGTATTTAGGGTTTAATCCGATCAGCATATCCTTATCTATCCTGCCTTTAATCTCCACTTCGTCAGTAGTAGTATAATTTGCGCTCCTGTAATCGGTCAGAATAGCATAATCAGAATAACCAGCCATGACACAAGGCGTAATACATTTGGCATTATTAAACTTGTCATATTCCTTTAACGTGTCAAGGAAAGCTTTTGTATCGGCAAACTTAAATTCAGATAAAGCATCTTTTGTAGGCATGATTTCTTTCCAATCAATAAATTTTCCGTCTATCAATCTACATACATACTTGAAATCACTACCAATAAACGCAACGTATTTTCCATTGTTATACATTGTAATAGGCTCGTGATTTTTGCCAATCAGCTTTGTCAAATCTCCGTCTGCTCTGCCTGTAATCGTGATGTTGGTTGAATTATCCGACCAATAATCAACCGTCTTAATAGTCATTTGAAATCCGTCTATAGTACAGATAGATTTATTTGTTGAATTAAAATTAAATCCTTTGAAAATCGGGCGGCTATCACTAATCATTTTAGTCTGTCCGATAATCTTCATATCTTCGCAGAATTTCATACCATCAGGAATAGTCATAACAAGATTTTCCGCACAACAATCCATATAGGGAATATCAACAAATTCTCCGTCTGAAAATCCGCACACTTTACTTTTCTTTTTATCGTTCTTTGCGCTCACAACAAAATTGTCGTTTACTTCAATATGGATAATATCTTTAATCATTAAGATTTTTTCCACATCAACCAAAGTAATACAAACTGCTCCGTCCTCAATAACTGTAACGTCATTAATATAGACAGTTGCGTAAACATCACGATCATTTGAATTGACCGCAGATATAGCAACTTTATTTTCCGCAGCTTTAATTAAAACTCCCTGAAATGCAGGAATATATGCTTTTTTGTCCACCAGTGCAGATACCCTATTGATTGCATTTTTCAAGATTGCATTAGCAATCGTAATTTCCATTTTTGACATAGTTGTAACCTCCTGTTAATTAAATATCAGCGTTTTTATAATCAAAATCCATTATCTTGTTTAATACTCTAATTAATGCACGAAAATAATCTTTGTTATACTGATTTTCCGCACACGCCTTGAGATAATACAAGCCCAACTCAACTTGCTCATTTAACTTGTCAAAATCGTCCATCTTGTCTGTACCTACGCCATCAGGTTCGTTAGAATCGGGATACCATAAATCCTCTTTATCCGTAATTCCTAAAGCTAAACAACAAAGATATTCCGATAAATCTTGTATATCAATATCGTACATATTCGTATTTTTTGTGTTAATTCCAAAAAGGTTAGCATTTGTATTCTCCATTTACTTTTCCTCACTTTCCTCATTTATGTCAATCTGCATAATTGTCCAGTACATATCAATCTCTTTGAATCTTGCAGATATAGCATCAATACTTACTACATCGTAGTTATAACTCCCATAGTTTCCAGACTCAACACCAATATATTCTTCATCAGTTTCGGTATATCCTCTATTCTCCATCTCATGCAACACATCACGCTTCATTGCATCTGTTGCTTCATTCGGCTGATCGTATGTGCCAATTCTGTAGAAATCTCCATCTGAAAAACAAATAACCAAATATTTAATAATCATTATTCTTCCTCACTTTCTGTTAATTCTCCGTCATCAGAGAATGCTCTACACCCAGCATTACACTCAATATCAGTCAACACATAATCCCATGCAGTACCGTAATGAGTTACACACCAAAGGTTAATATCAAATTCTTCATTGTAAAGAACAATCTCGTCTGTATCTTCCGCAAGAATCCTTGTCCCTTCATCAGAAACAATATAATACTGAAAAATATCATAATAATGTTCTTCGTTGAGATATTCAATATCCTGCTCAATATCTCTAATATGTTCTTCGATTTCAGAATAGCGTTCAGAATACTCATCAAGATTTTCCATCTCATCTTCTAATTCTTCACGCTCCTGCTCTAATTCCTCAATACGCTCATCACGCTCATCAGGGCTATATATTTTTCCGTCATTATCCTCATAGTAGTATTCACTACCAGAGTATGTTTCCCACATATAACCCAAAGACTGTAATTTTCCGTAAATCTCATTATTAAGTACGGCATCAAATGCTTTTGCAAGTGTGCCATAATCTACTCTGTTATGTTCCAAGCCATAATCAGAAATTTTGTTGCCATAAAAATATTCTCCATAAACCAGTCTTGACATAATATTAACCTCCTTGTAATTAGTATTCGTGTTTTGAGTATTCAGCATAGCTAATCAATCCGAGTCTATACTCATCTTTATATGTATACCAAAAGTATTTTCTCAAATCTGCAAGTGTGATTTTTCCGCTTGTCAAATCCTCAAAAATCTGCTTTACATCATCATCAGCATTAAAGCGTGAAATATCTAATCTAAATTCTTCACCACTCTGAATCCAATAACCAACGGCATTTTGACAAATAGGATATGCACCAATAGTATAGTTTTTATCTACATTCGGATAATCGGCTCTCCAGTCCTCTAATTGAATATGTGTACCATCAGGCATTACAGCTTTTTTGATAATCTCCATTGTGTTTACCTCCTTAAATTTTCCGCTCAAACTTCCGCAGCGTTCAAACGTTGCAGAAAATTTTCCACCAGAGAAAAACCAATCACTTTTTTAGGCTTGTCAATACTCCTGTCGATATAGCCTTTATTGTCAATCAGATTAATATATCCTTTTTTCCACAATTGAATTGCGGATTTCCTTGTATTGGAAATATCGCTTTGATTTCTCCCCAGCTTTTCACACAAGTTTGTATATCCCCCGATAACATTGTTATAATCAGCTTTAGCAAGGCACAAAATGATCTCAACCTCAATTTGCGAAAATTCCTTGTAGAACTTCATGCAATAGTCCATGCAAGATAGTAAATTAGTGTTTGTGTTCATTTTTCCGCTCCTATTCTCTTGTTTTAATAGTCAAGTGTCTATAATGCTTGATATTTTACATTATAGCGCAGATTTCTATATTGTCAAGTGTCTATTAAAAAATCCTTACCTAAATACGCATTTTGTGCATTTTATCAACCAAAATTTTCTTTGATTAGCTCAATCAGGACGTATAAGAATCCTATAACCATACCTATCAAGTTTTTCACGCTCCTTTATTAAATTTTCCGCGCCATCAGTTTTATGCTTATTCTCCGTCATCATAAATATTAATATAGGCATCCCAAAAATCCCATGCTTCTTTGCTATTATCAAATTCATACATTAAATATCCGCTTGTCCATGCAGTTGTCGCATATTCTTGATAGATAAAATATTTTCCATCATCATTTACAGTAATATAGTTATCTATCAAACAGCCTTCTACATAATCAAGTATTTCTTCACCATATTTTTCCGATAAATCAGCTTCAGGAAAAGAGTATATTTTAGTTTTTGTCATTGTGATACCTCCGTCAAATTGCTATAAAAATTCCATCATAGGAAATATGTAGTGTTTCGATTTTCTTATAGACAATATTATTGTCATTTCTTCCGCAATACGGTTTTTTCATATAGTTGTATAAACCATAAACTTCACCATCATAAACCGCAGAATATTCTCCGCTTGCGCTTTTCGTGCAAATGCGTATTCTTGCGTCATAACGTGCATTTTTTACAATGTCTTTTACTTTGTATATCTCGTCAAGTAATACAGTCATTTTGTGATACCTCCTTAATACATATCAATAAATGATCCTCTATCAAGCGAATATCCGCTTGCCTGTACTATACGCATAACATAACCTCTATATGGTTTATATAAGCGCACAATAACAAGATGGTTTACGTCTTGCATATCTACATCAGAATAATTTTCCGCTTGCTCAAAATCAACACGAGCATTGCAATTGCGACAATCAATATATACGCCATCTTTATTACCTACTAATGTTACAGATACCGCAGCTAACCGCATAAGTTTATCAAAATCAATTGTTGTATTTTCCATTGTTGCGCTCTCAACTCTTGTATTCTCCATTATGTTTTACCTCCTGTATTCTCTATAATTTTTCCGCTTGCAATTCCTTTTATAATACCTCTTATTTCCTCTAAAATCGCCCAGAATAAAGCGTATTATATCAGAATGAAAAGTATTAATAAATCTATAAAAAAGGCTTGCAAGGGCTATGAGAAGCCCTGTTGCAAACGTAAAAGTAAATACTTTGATAAAAATTGAAATTGTCATTTTATATGCTCCTTTTGTGTTTCATGTGCAAGTTTATATAATTCTTCAATATTTTTCCACTTTAGCATAGTAGGAATATTATAATTCCCTTTTTTATTCTCGTTATGTTCCTCCAATGGTGTCAGAATAGCAAATTTAGTTGCTTTTAATGCGTATTTTTCTATATCTATCATATACGCAAATTGACTTTTTCCGCAGTTTCGCATATTGCCTTTAGAATCAATGCTATACTTTACAACTCCCATTGCTCCGGTATCACGTTGCCAAACACAGCGAAAAGCATATCCTGTTTTATTCTTTACAACAAATAACTCATTGCCGGATGATATATGACGATATAAACCATCTTTATCTGTTTTTCCTGTTTGGCAAAAATTCTCCGATAAAATTTTGCCTATATACTCATAAAGTGTCATGTGTGAAGCCTCCGATCAGTACAAACAAGGAAAAATTTTTCCAATTTCTTCATAGCTGGAGCAGATTTTACAATTTGCCTTGAAATAGTTTTCTATTCCATTATGCAAACAATGCTGAATCAGATCAATGTCATATCTGCCCGTATAATCTCGCCCTTGTTTATATAATTTAATTGCAAAATCTCGTAATTGAATTACAAAATCAGCTATTAAAAAATCATTTCCTTTGATTTCTTCGTATTGCTTTTTGAAATTTGTACAATGACTAAATGCAAGGTTATATGCTATTTTTTGTTCCGCACAACATACGGAAATATCAACATTCCTAATCTTATGTTTTTTCATTCTCAAAACCTCCTGTTGAAATTTATGTTTTATTTTGTGTTTTGTTTTCTGTTTTCTTTAGTGTTTCCGCAATAACAAAAACACTAATAAAAACGCTATACAATAGCCCAGAATAGCCCAGAATAGCACCAAATAACGCTTTTATTAGTGTTTTGATAAGAATTAAGGCTATACAGAAAAATCTCCGTATAGCCTTAATTTTGCGGTTTATTTAGTTGTTTATTAATTTATGCTATATTTTTATATCGCTTTGCAATATAACTAAATCTCCATGTATAACCATTGTGTTTATCGCAAATATTTTGCGCCGTAGATTTAACCATAGGATAATATATTGACTCTCTAACCTCATCAATATTTGCTCCGCAATATGGAGAAAAACTAAATACTTCTGTATGAATTTTTCTTCCATTTTTTGAAAATATTGATATTTCAAACAATGTTTTTTTTATTGTCATTGTTTAACCTCCTGAAATAATGATTTTAATTTGTGTTTGTGTTTATATGTTTATTGCGCTCCATTCATAAACGAAAGTTTTTCCTTTTGTTGTATAGATTTCTATGTTTTGTGTAAACCATTCTCCCGAACAATCATACGGAGAACAGCAACGACACCAATTATTTTTTATATATTCCTGTTTTTCTTCCTCGTCAAAAACATAATCAAATACAGTTTTCGTCAAGGCGTAACCGGCATCAGCCTTCAAATCATAATATGCAATAGCTCCATAGGGTATATATGCTTCCCTGTTTTGGATATTGCGGATGCGCTTTTTGATTTTCGCAATATGATCGTTAAAAGCTTCCGTCATTTCCGGCAGGATACCGCCATCAGTTTGCATCTTGAGCAAATACATTAAAAGATGGTATTGCTCCCTTGAATAGCTTTTTACAAGTTTTGTCATTTCTGTAACCTCCTATAATATTGTTTTGTTTTTATTATAATTTTAGTGGGGATGCAGCGTTGCACAACTTCAAAAAATCCATTGTACAACGCCCAGAATCATTTTACTTTTCTTCTACATCGGGTATAAATAAGTAAAAATCTCCTGTTTTGTGAGTTGTTGCGTTAAGTAGATTGGGATTTGCTTTGCTTTCGTCTACATCTTGAAATAGCTTTTTTAAATGCAGCTTTCCAATTTTGACATCTAACAAGTAAATTCCTTTTTCTACCTCTTGCAAACGTCCCATTTGTGCATCCTCCTTCCTTGCGTATTGAGTAAGCAAAAATTACCTACTCAGAAAAGCGCAAAAAATGTTTTACTAATTATATCACTTTTTGCGCTCATGCTCAATAGGTAACTGAAATTTTAGTTGTTTGATTTTGCTTGCATATAACCAAAATGAAAAGCGTGATTCAATGCCCAAATAATTTCTGTTTGGAAATCTTTTGCATACGCAGCGTAAATCTTATTGCCATTTACGGCAAGAATACACCATGTCTTATTGTCGCTGATTTCAGTTGTTAAAGACAATTCCATGCGCTTGTTGCGTAATGGTGTATCATTTACGCAATCAACAGCGTTTTGAATTTCTAAAACGTATTCATAATCTTTTGTCATAGCTTTTTAACCTCCTGTTATTGTTTGCGCTCTACTTGCAAAATGCTGAAAAATGCAGCATTAACAAGCAATAATTTTTTTGTTTCGGTTTTTGTGCCGTCATCAGCGACAACAGATTTTTTACACGGTTTCCAAATTTTAGTTATAAATAACGCCTTTTCGCCTTTTTTAATCTTGTAGCCGTGATAGCTCCAGCTTGCAAAAGTGTTAATAATTAAATCGAATGGAATGTTATAATCAATCCGGCATGATTCGATTATTTGTTTATTTGTGGTTGCCATTGCGTAAACCTCCTATCAAATTCTATGAAATTTGCCGTAGCCGTCAACAAAACCGACATACTCAAAATATAAATCATAGTTGAGATAATCAATATTTGTAGGATCGTTGCCGTCATAATCGTTGCAAAACTGTTCCCACATTTCCTTACGGTTTAATAATTCGCCCGTTTCCTTGTTAATGTAAAATTTTGTCATGGTTAAAACCTCACTTTTAAATGTCGTTGTTTTCTATGTTTTCGCTGAAATAGTCACGGAGATCAACGGCAGCCGAAAAACGATCAGCAACAGAAAAGCCGTAGCCAAACCATTTTTTATACAGATCAGAGGCAGCGCAAGCGATATAATAGAATGCGTCAACTGCTTTTTCGGCATCATATACGCCCTTTGTAAATTTCTTTGCCAGATTGCGAACGGTAGCGCAAATTTGCGGATAGATAGATTCAGTATTTGCGGCAAAGTGTGCCAACTCAATAGATTCTTGTGTTTGATTGTAAATCATGCTCTTTGTGCGTTTCATTGTAAAAACCTCCTAAAGATTAAAAATTAAAATTTTGATTTTATATGTTTGTGTTCTATGCAAAAGCATAAACCAAAATCAAGCTGTTATCGGTTGACATTTACTTGATTTTCGTTTATACTTTTGATAAGCGCAAAGGGGAAATGCTTGTTATTCACATTTTCACGGTATCATAATCTTGTTTGATTATGAATCTTTTTTGAATCAGCAGTCACGCAGCAAGCACAATACAATGAGCAATTACGCTAAAGGCATAATCAAAGCCGAAACAGTGAAAACGGCAAGCTATTCAATTGTCAAGGTTCACGCCAGACAGCCAGCAACCGCCTCCAATGGTTAAGGCTTGTCAGACGCTCCACGCGCGATCCCGTGGGCTGATGGTTGAGAGGTCAACCGCCTTTTGTGTTCCTTTTCTATGGTCTTATTATACCAAATCTATGCGAAAAATACAATAGTACGATTACACAAAGAATACAATAGTACGATTGTATTTGTTGTGCAAAATAGCTAATACAATATATAGTGGTTAAATAGTCAAAAATCGCTTGCAATACACAATATATTGTGTTATAATTATTTCAATACCTATTTTACAATAGATAATATAATTGTAGAAATATATAAAGATAATAAAGAATAGAGGTAAGTTTTTATGGAAAATAACGAGAGAAAAGCGAAAAACTCCGAAGCCAGAATAAGAGCAAATAATAAGTATAAAAAAGCAAATTATAAGCAAATCAAAATTGAAATACGCCCAGAACAAGCCGAAGCAATCCGAGAAACAGCAAAGCAATTTGATATAAGTATAGCGCAATTAATAATAAATAGCGTGAATGAGTACAAGACGAACCACGGAGCGGACACAGACGGAGAAACAGCCGAGAAACCGCAGGAAAAAGAAACAGAAAACAAGATCGAAGAAGAAGAAGAAGAAGAAGAAGAAGAAGAAGAAGAAAATCAAACCGCAGGAGCGAGAGAAGAAGAAGCGCAGGAGGACGAGGACGAAAAGCCCGAAGAAATACCCGACTTTGTATGGGAACAAATACAGAGATTAAAAAAGGCTGATAAAAGACATACAGCAGAACGAAAAGCACGAGAGGCAGCGGAAAGAAAAAGACGGAGATTAGAAGAGAGCGGAGAAGATTATTGATTGACGGACGGCAGGAACGGCAGCAGAGCAGACACAAAGCGCAGGAGGACACGGCCTGCAGGACAAGAGCCGATCAGAAGAAGAAGCTAATCAGGGCAACGGCTCGAAGATGAAACCATGATACACTTAATACAATGGACGAATACAATGGACGAACAACGGCAGGAACTGAACGGCATACAATGCAGGCATAGCAGATGATACAACGCACGAATTATATATAATAGGTTGATACAATCGTAGGAGTACATTGTTATACAATCGTAGGATTGCACCCGATACAATGGTACAATTGTATTGTTGTAATTGTACAATGCAGGATTGACCGCAGGATATACGCAGTAATAACCGCTTTATGTGGGTATTACTGCTTTATTTTGGTATGGATAGAGCAGGAGAGAGAGCAGGACGGAGGACGAGAAAAGGCAGGATATAAGGATATACGCGGATAAATGATATATAAAAGGTGGTTATATCATAAAGGTTGATTATTGATAATTATTGATATAAGATAATATATACAATCTGTATTATATTTGATATGCAAACACTGTTTTTTAGGTGTTTTGCTTTTTGTGATATAGTTTGATTTATACTATTTGTAATAGATTAGCAATATAATTATTAGTTATATATTACCGATAAATACATATATATAACTCGACCTTCTCACAGCTTGACGGAATCAGCACCCACCACCAACCGCAAGACGGCAACCGGAGCCGGATAACACGCTTGAAACCTCGCCAAAGCTCGCCCAAATCGGATAATCAACGGAAAACGGCGTTATATATAGCCCTTGCAGACCTTGGCAGGCTCTTCACCGCCGAAAATCGGACGAAATCGGCACGAAATCAGCCCTTGACCTCTCAGATAAAAATGTGAAGAAATTGTATAAGGTAACATTTTTTAAAATCCTTGCTTTTTTTGCCGAAATGCTCTTGACCTTAAAATATAACCATTGCAACCGCTTAAAACCTTGCAGACTGTCAGCAGGTTAGCAACGACCCCCAGACAGCACCCCAGACCCCCAGACCCCCAGACCCCCAGAGGCGTAAACGGCAAAATATAAAATTTTGCCTTAAAAACATCTAAAAAATAATACCTACCCCCTACTTTACACTTTTAAAATGTTCCTGATTTGTGCTATATCACTAATCTACTTCACCTATCAATCACCAAAAAACTCTCCACTAAACACAACCCTCAAACCTCCACTCGCTCTCCACTTACTCACTGCACCAAACCCCTCAAACAACAATAAACGACAATCCTACTCAATCTTAATCTTAACAAAACCTACCACTCTATAAACTAAAAATATCATTACCTTATCATCTCTCTACTTTCTGCTTTATTTTAATAATCCTCTAATCATTTCTAAGATATTATCTCTTAGTCCTCTCAAATTCTTTAACTCAACGCCCTCAAATTTCTGAAATAAATCCTTTATAAACCCAAACTATCCCTATAAATACCCTCAATTACCCCATACTCACCTATAGTCAAAATAACCAAACAATCCTTACAAAACCTCAAAATCCCACGGTAAAAAATTCGACAGGTGAGAAATTAATTTTATCAAAACCCTAAAAATATAGATAAATACTAACTTTTTAAGAAACAGAATCCTATTGTGCAAAACGACCAAATAAAAAGATTACCTTGATTTTACGCAGTAAATGTTTTATTTTACGCAGTAAATGTTTTATTTTACGCAGTAAATGTTTTATTTTACGCAGTAAATGTTTTATTTTACGCAGTAAATGTTTTGATTTAGCTCATAATAAACCTACTAATATAATAGGAATACATTAAATAATTTATCATAACTTAATACTTTCAATCCTCATATTAACAATAAAATTACACATAAATTACCTTAAAAATCTCCATAAATCCTACACTTTTGCTACATATAACGTTATATACTCAATATTTCTTATTAAGAATTTATCAATCCTTATTAAGAGTCTAATTATCTTCCTGAGAAGCTAATTATCTTCTTGAGAGAAACCTTAATAATCCTAAATCCTTCGGCTTACCGAAAGTATGAATCATAATAATGATCTGAATACTATTTTTTAGGGAATTCTTTGGTAACAAAGTGTTGTTCTTTGTAGTGGAATAAAATATTTTACTTAAATAGAATTTACTGCAAGATGAAGCGTATTAAAATGATAGAACTTTCTGCTTGTTAAAGTAGTAGTCATCCTGTTAAAGCAATAATGATTCTTATTAAAACAATAACTTTCCTGTTAAGGTGGTAACCTTCTTGTTAAGATAATGAATCCTTATTAAGATAATGAATCCTTATCAAGATAATAACCAAATTGCAAGGTAGAGATCAATCTGTGCTAAGATGTTCTGTGCTTAGAAACTCTTTAATGCTTAAAATAATACATAAAATTCTTTAATAAATTTTTTAAAATAATCTTAATAGACACTTGACTAAAAGCGATAAATATGTTATTATTAATAATAAAAAGGTTTTCTTATAAATTCATTTATAACTTTATTTATAAAGTTGTTTATAAGGTTTTTAGGTATTTTTATATCTATTCTTATTTTATTAACAGATTGTTTCTTAAATGCTTTTCCTTTTTTAATTTGTTTTTCTCTTTTTCCGCGACTATTATTATTTAAATAAATATTATTATTCTTACTGACTCTAAATTATGATATAGTTTGTATCGTGTATTTCTTACCCTATAGATAAATTATAATACAAACCATATTAAAATTACTATTCGATAATCATAACAGGAGGTTGCCTATGGATAATACTAAGAATGAAAATGACAAAGACAAGAAGAATGTAATCAAACGTAATGATGACAACAACATTAAATTTTTCTTAGACAAGGACATTATATTAAACAATAGCATATCCACGAACGCGAAACTCGTTTATATTGCTTTGAGATATTATAGGCAGAGTAATGAATGTATTACGTTTGAATACTTAATCTATATCTTGACTGGTATGGTTAAAGAGAGTAAAAGATTAAGATTGAAACTATCTCAGGGATTAGAGGAATTAGAACAAAAAGATTTCATTCATATCCTTTTTAAAGATAACAGGTGCTATGAAATCAATCTTGACGATATTTATTTTACTACACAGTCTTCAAGTGATGGTTTCAAAAATTTTGTAATGATAACACTTAAAGAGCTGCGGAAGATAATCAATTTAGATAATTCGGCTACTGAAAAGATTTTGATTTACTTTTGTTATCTGATTAGCACTTTGTCAAATGTAGATAAGGCGAGAATAGGGGATAAGTCGATTTCATACTTGGCAACTATGTTCAATTCTTCAAAATCAACTATCATTAAGTATAATAAGGTACTCGAAGATAATGGATTGATATACATTAGTAAGTCAAATAAAGTAGCAGTAGATAACAAAGGTACTATCTTAAATGGATATGCGAACTTCTATAGTAGACCTTGCGATAAATCAGTCGCCGATGCTTCTCAAAGGCAGAAAGAGCAACAGGCTTCAATTTCAGAGAGAAACAAAACTGTTACTAAGAACTATAATATAAAAAGGTCATTATCTCAGAAGTTGGTTTGGTTAAAAAAAGGTTCAGAGTATTCAGTAGAAGAAATTGCGGAGATCATAGAGTATATAAAGTCAGCCATTGATAACTATGAGTCCTTAGTGGCGAAAACAGAATTAGACAGTGAGAAAGAAAAATATGATTTTTTATGTAAGCAGAGAATTGAAGATTTAGAATATGTGCAACAGATTTATGATAGACTGGTTATAGAAGAAAATGATAAACGTGATATGGAATTGATTGAGAGTTTAGAAGATGAAGAAACTGATAAAGATTATGCTGATATACAAGACGAACAAGAGATAGATATAGAAGAACAGATAATTGAATATTTAAGTGAGTTTTTTAAGATTGAAATGAATGATAAGTTGTTGAAAAAATTAAGATCACATAAAAACGAGTATGAGAAGATAAAAAATATGATAGTATATAATAGGTCTGGTATAAAAGAATCGTTTAATAATAATGTTGAATTAGATGATGTACTAAGTTATGTGAAATTAAAATCATTGAAAACTGCGTAATTGAAAAGTGCCAATATTAATATGAAAGGTGGTGATTCCTATGTGCGACATAAATCAAGAAAATGTTAGCCAAGATGTTCCTTTGCAAAGCGTTCATTTGCTTCTACAAGATAACCTTCTAACAGAAGAGGATTTCTACCCACCTCCTGATGAAAGATATTTGAAGTCTGGCGTGGAGGATATTAGAGCTGGGGATAGTTTTGAAGAATATATAACATATTTCTTTCAGGAGTATGGAGAGGAAATGTTTGACGAGATATAGTTTTTAATTTTTGGCTAATAGTCAAGAGTCTATCTAATATAGTTGAGAATCTAATAAAAACGGTGGTGGTGTTATTGCTTAGTGAGCAAATTCAAATCCCTTTTGTAGACACTGGTAACTTTTACTCTAAACACGAAATGAGATTGCATAAGCAAAATCACAAGTTACGCAACGAGAGAAAGCAGTTACTTAATGGATATACACAAAAGACTAAAAACGGAAAACGTGTAATTAAGGGATTAAAGGATATTGAAAAAGAGTTAGAAGAATTTGGTCTAACTGTTTCTGATTTAGAAAATGTTGGTACTATCGAGAATAACATTGAAGTTAGTAATATATTCGACAATCATACAATACCTGAACAGTTAGCTATCGTTTCTTTGTGTAATGAATACCATAGAATAAAAGAACTTATAGAGCATAAGAGAGAACGAATTAAGAAAACAAAAGATGAATTACTATCTTTGTTAGAAAACAAGACGAACGCTAATATACAATCTAAAGGTCATCACCATATAAGAGAGATGAAGGATAATGACGTTGCTCATATAAAAGAAATTTCTGTGTTTACTTCTGCTTTTACAAGAATGATCGGGGCAGAGATTGATGAGCGTACGGACGATTTTATGGTAGTACAAGTATATTATTTCGAGATACTACACGATATTATGTTATATGGGTTTATGTATGAAGGTGAGAAATACAGGTATTTCACTTCTTCGGCAGGACAGATACGGCTAAAAAAAGGTGTATTTGTTAAAGAGAGTGTTTGGCAGAAATATGAAAAGACGATTATGTGTGGGTTGAGTATAGATGAGATAAATGCTAAAGGTGGAATAAACGCCTGTAAGTTTTTAGCTTACGTTGCTTTGACTAATAGTGCGACCGACTTATGGGAAGAATTTGATATTGATAAGACAATTGTAATTGACGATTTTGAAACAATGGTTGAGGGCGAAGTGGATTATATTGATGATAGTGATTTCTCTATAACGCGAAAGAAAATGAAAGTTCCCATTCCTCATACAGACGGCTGTGGTATGATGTTGCCCAATGCGTTTGGTAAACCACAGAAGAATATGATGGTCAGACTTCCTTTTGTGAAAGGACTCCTTGGCATTTTCCCATTTGATAAATTTATCAAGGATAAAAACGGAAATGCCGTAATTAATGATATTTACGGAACACCTCATAATGTAATCGAAGAAGATATACAAGTGATATTCACAAAGAGTCAGGTCAAACTCTGGAAGTATTACGATTCTTGGAAAAGTTATCAAGAAAACTTCAAGAAATACAATTGTCAAGCTGGAGTTCCAAATATAGAAGAAGAAAGAATTAAAACAGCTACTATCAATTATCAGATGTTGCAAAGTCTTACTCAGATTACAGACGAGCAGATTTATGATATATGCAAAGATTCAATATTTACACTTCAAAATATATCTGCGAACATTGAAGGAGTAAAAAATACATTAGGTGTTACTCCTTATAATACGAATAAAACATATTTGCAGAAAGCAATAAATCTTTATCCCGAATTAATGAATGATACGTTTATTAAAAATAAACTTAGAGATATTAAAGACAGTTTGGTTAAAAATTATAAATCAGGCAAATTAAAAATTAATGGTAAGTACACATTTATCCTTCCTGATCTGTACGCAGCTTGCGAATATTGGTTTTTGAATAATAGTAATCCAAAGGGTTTGCTCGAAAACGGAGAAGTGTTTTGTTGGTTGTATCGTAAAGATGATAAATTAGATTGTTTGAGATCACCACACTTATCTTTGGAACATTGTGTGCGTAAAAATATTGCCTGTAGAGATTATGGAGATAGGCAACAAGAAATAAGAGAGTGGTTTGGAAGTAATGCACTATATACAAGTTGTCACGATTTAATAAGTAAAGTTCTCCAGTTCGATGTGGACGGAGATTCTGCGCTTGTTGTAGCGGACAAAACACTGATTGAAGTTGCCGAGTATAATGCAAAGTATTTTGATATAGTTCCTCTTTATTATGAAATGAAAAAAGCAACATCAGGACGGCTTGACAATGAAGGTATCTACCAAAGCCTTATTCTTGCATTTACTTCTGCACCAATTGGAGTAATAAGCAATAATATTTCAAAAATATGGAACAGTGATATTTTTGCGAACGGTACTTTTGAAGAACAAAAACACGCCGTTGATTGCATAAAACGATTAACTGCTTTCAACAATTTTGCAATTGACGCAGCCAAAACACTTTATATGCCTGAGTTTCCCCGACAAATCAAGAAAGATATTCAAGAATTTACGAAACAACAATTGCCGCATTTCTTTATGTACGCTAAAGATAAAGATGAAAGTAAAGTAAAAAAGAGAAACGCAGTATTTGTTAATAAGTTAGATATTATCATTCCTAATCCGAGAATTAGTTGTAAATATTTGAAAGATAATGGTAAAACACAAAAACTTGGGAAACCCGATTATAGATTGTTAATGACTGACCAAACAACTGAGATCGCTGATGTTAGTAAGAATCCTGTATGCGTCAAGTATAATGAGTTATCTACAAAGTATGGAATGAAAATTAATGCTATTAATGAAAGTGGTGCGGATAGACATTTGCCAAGAGAAGTTTTGTATAAGTCACAATTAAAGAAAATAATTTTATATGGCAAGATTTATAAGCAAGTCAGAAAGGATATGTCTGAGATTGGATTTGAAGATTGGAAAATATCAGATATACTTGTAAAGTATTTATATGATAAAAAGAATAGTGGCAGGAAAGATTTGTTATGGTCTTGCTATGGTGATTTCCTTTATAATAATCTTGCAAAAAATGTAAAATCTAAAAAGAAAGAAATTCAGTGTATTGACTGTGGTGAGTGGTTTGAAGTGTTGAATAAAGACAATGAAACGTGCAGATGTGCAAGTTGCTATCGTGAATATAGAAGGAAGTATAAGACTCAAAAAGAACGAGAAAGACGTATGAGAATGAAGTTAAATGAAGATGTGGACAGCACAAAAAAGTCCTAAAAAATAGGATTTTTATAAATTTTTGAGGTGTGAAAAATCCTAAAAATAAGGACTTTTAGATTTTCAAAAATATTCCCAATTGGAGAAACAACCTAATATATGTATAATTTTCAATGTTTCCTTTTCGTATGACTGACAAACGCGGATTGGAGATGGTACTTATGGGTAAAAAAGGTCTGAATAAAAAAGCTGATCGGATTATTAGAACATTTACACGAGATGATTTGGTTAATATGATTTCTGGTGAAACTGGCGTAAGTCAAAACTTTGCTCGTTCAATATATGATGTAATGGAAGAAAAGGTTAGATTCATGTTATCGCAAGCAAATGAAAACGAAGATGTTAAGTTGAAATTGTTTGAAGGTATTGCTCTTGAATGTAAATTTATACCTGAGAAGGTTCGAAAGAACAATCTAACAGGGGAGATAATAACAGCAAAGAGCAAAAGGAAGGTAAAAGGAAAAATCACAAAGAATTATCTGGGAAAGTTGTACTAACCTTTGCAGAAAATCATTACAAAATCATTGTATATAAAATTTATTACTTTGTTAAAAGGAGATGGACAGTAGCCCATCTCTTTTTATATATCCACATTTGCGTGGACGTTCTCATTCTTACACCACCTTTCTTTTTCCCCTATTGTTTCGGCAGTAGGGGTTTTCATGGTGAGGTAGTTTAATGAAAAATAGCCAACTACTAAAATAAAAGGAAGATGTAGGTGCAAATCCTATCTTCACCACAACAATGGTTTTAGGTGTAATTATGAATCTTTATTGTAATTAACGATTTATCGTTTTAATAACGTATTATCGTTTTTATATAGATAGATTGTAATTAAAACAAAGAAGGTGTAAAAGATGATACTAAATAAATTAGAGTCTGAGAATGAGGAGCAATACGTCTGGCGATTAGGGCAAGCCAAAGACGCTGGTGAAATCGGATTGAGTTGGAATGAGTTAGCAGAAGTGATTAATAAAGAACTTGGGTATGAAGATCGTCCTTTATCTGAAACTGCTTATAGGAAACCGTATTCTCAGGCTAAAAGATTTTACTATGCTGGTGTATTTGACCAAAAACCTGTTGTTGCTCCTAAAACTGATACTATTGAAGATTTGAAAGTTGCGTTTGGTGCGGAAACAAGTATCAATAAAGATGGTTCATATTCAAGTAAGCGTTTAATTGAAATGAGTGAAGTGCAATCAAAAGACCCGAAGTATATACTTAAAGCACATGGATTTGAACTTAATGATTGGGAAATTGTTAGTGTGAGAAATACTATCAGACAAGCAATTAGTAGACAAAGTGAAGATGGTGTTGCTACATTATATGCAAGCTATATCACTGTAAAGCCGAAAAAAGAAAATGATTTATCTTTAGAGAAGATAGAAAAGTTCTTTAATAATTTAGATAGGAATTACTCTCTGCCTGAGATTAAACGTACAAATGAATATCTTGAAGGAGATAAGTTACTACTTATTGATATTGCTGATTTGCACCACAATCTTCAAGCTACTATATTTACAAGTATGAATGAGTATAATTGTCAGATTGCTGAAAAGTTATTTTTCTATGTAATCAATGATGTACTGAGTCGTACTGCTAATTATGATTTTGACAAGATCGTGTTTGTAATTGGTGGAGATTTAATTACAAGTGATACTTTATCTGGCACTACAACAAAAGGTACTCCACAAGATAATGACCTTCATTATTATGAAGCGTGTGAGAGATTGTATGCTATGACAATTATGGCTATTGATATGTTAAAAGAGATAGCTCCTGTTGACGTAATACTTTGTGTTGGTAATCACGATGAGGTTACTTGTTATAAATTGGCTAAGTATATAGATGCTTGGTTCAGGAATGAAAATAGAGTAAAAGTTGATTATACACCTTTAGCAAGAAAATATTTCTTGTATGGTAAGACTCTTATGTGTTTTGCTCACGATGGGAAAGTGAATAAACTTCCTGCTCTTATTGCAGATGAAGCAAGGCAGTTGTGGTCGCAAGCTGAAACTGTTGAAGTCTTTTTACAACATTTACATACAGAGCAAGTGCTTATGGAAGATAACAATATTCGTATTCAAAGACTTCCTACAATTAGTGCAAGAAGTAAATGGTGTGTAGATAAAGGTTATTCTTCAAAACGCCAGTGTAAGTCGTTTATTTTCGACAAGGAGGACGGTCTTACAGATGTAATTTATACACCCATTAAGGTATAATTGCTTATTTGTATGCTTGAAATTATACCCATTTGGGTTTAATAAAAACAGTAAATTAAAACTGTAACCAGATAGTTGCAAAAATTGTAACTAATATATGGTTACAGTTCTCTTATATAGAAAAAGAAAAGTGTAAGGTGGTGGTTGTTGTGGGTCAACGACCGTTAAAAAAGACAGAAGCATTGTCTAAAGTTAAAAAGATACATTGTTTATGTTGCAATAAGGAAGATGAAAGTGACAACTACTATGATTCTGATAGTTTACAATATAGGACGTATGGTAAAATCCCATATTGTACAACTTGTATTGAAAAAATGTATCTTGAATATTTAGCAAAGTTTAAGGTATTGAACAAAGGCGATGCCGAGAAACACGCAACTCAAAGAATTTGTATGATGTTGGACTTATATTATAAAGACAGTATCTTTGAGTCTGCTATGGAATTTCATAAAAAGAATGTTCAAACAAGTAAAAATAGTGCGAGTTTTATAGCTCAGTACGTTCGTTTTAGTAAGATGTATCAGTATCGTAAAAAGAACTATTTTACGACTATTGAAGATGATTTTAAAAAAGTGAGAGAAGAAGCTGCGGAAAAACAAGGCACTGTACTTTCAACTTTTGACAAATCCACAACTGAAACTCAAAAGAAGGTAATACAAGCAACAAAGATTTTTGGTGAGGGATTCCCTGAAGAAGACTATTTGTTTTTGTTGGATCAATATGAAGATTGGACTTCTCGGCATGAATGTAAAACTAAATCGCAAGAGGAAATATTTAAGGCTATCTGTTTTAATAGATTGAAAGCGCATAAAGCAAATCTTGTTGGTGATGATACTAAAGATTTAGATAGGACATTTAAGGATTTATTAGATACAGGTAAATTACAACCAAAACAAAACAAAGAGAGTATTATTGCTGATAAAATGCGAATGGGCGATATGATTTCTATGTGGGAAAATGTAATTAAAAAACCTGTCCCAAAAGCAACAGGACATTTAGCTGATATTGACCATATAGCAGAATTGGACGGTTTTATGCGTGGTCATACTATTGTGTCTGTTGGTGAGAAACCAAATAGTTATTCTGAAACATATAAGAAAATAATGAGAAAATATACAGTAGGAAAGCCTGAATTTGATGAAGATAATTACGATTCTGATGATACATTTGATAGAATAGCAGGAGAGGTTTTGGATAAAACACTACTGAATAATGGCGGTGTTGATGATGGCTAATATTGTGACAAATATTGGAATTAATATAGATGAATCTCAATATGATAATCAAGATAGTGTTATTAATGAAGAATACTATAAGATATTAGAGAAAGCAGTAGAATTTGCTGGAATATTTAGGGCAAATCCACATTTATTTGCACAATATTATCTTAACATTACTTTAAAAGATTTCCAAAAGGTAATTCTTTGGGAAATGTTTAATAATGATTACGGAATGTACATCAGCAGCCGTGGTCAAGGCAAAACTTTTATGGATGCTGTTTTTATAACTACTTATTGTATTTTATATCCTCGGACTAAAGTTGTTGTTGCTTCTGCTACTCGTTCGCAAGGTAATGAATTATTGTTAAAAATAACAGAAGACCTTATGAAAAATTTTGGCTGGGGTTCAAATAATCTTTGTAGAGAAATAGAAAATACAACAGTTAGTGCTAATAGAGCAGAAATTCATTTTAATAATGGTTCTTGGATTAAAGTTGTTACTCCTTCTGATACAGCGCGTGGCGCGAGAGCAAATATACTGATTGTTGATGAATACTGGATGCTGGACGTAAATACAATTAACGGTGTTCTTAGGCGATTTTTAACAGCTCCGAGAAGTCCTGCTTATCTTGAATTGTCACAATATGCAAATTTAGTAGAGTATAACAAGGAAATATACACAGGATCGGCTTGGATGAAAAGCCATTGGGCTTATATAAAAGCACACGATTATTTTAATAATATGCTAAAAGATAATAAAAAATACTTTGTGTTTTGTTTACCATATCAAATTGCCATTCGTAATAATTTGTTAATTAGACAACAAATCCAAAATGAAGTTGAAGAAGATGATTTCGATGAAGTTAAATTTTCAATGGAAATGGAGGCTTTGTGGTATGGCGATTCACATGGCGCGTTCTTTAGTTATGAGGATATTTCTCAGGTAAGAAAAATCGAAATTCCTTATTATGTGAAAGATGATAAATTAAGACATATTTCAATTCCTGAAATTCCAAAACTTATACTTAATGAAAGACGCATACTTTCTCTTGATATAGCATTAATGGCTTCTACTCGTCACAATAACGATGCCAGTTCGATAATTATGAATCGTGCTATACCTACTAACAATAATTCTTATATTGGAAATTTTGTTTATTTACATAATATAGAAGGAATTAGAGGTAGCGATCTGGCTTTGCAAATAAGAATATTATTTGATTATTTTAATGCAACTGATTTAGTTATAGATGGTAAGGGTGTTGGATTGCCTATTGTGCAAGATTTAATGAAAGATTTGGTTGATGCTCGTACAGGAAAATTATATCCTGCTTTAGCTTGTTGTGATTGTGAGAAATTACCAATGAATAAAGATTTGAACGCTCAACTTGCTTTGCCTTATGCTAATAAGGTTATATGGGCGATTAGTGCGAGTGAAGCATTTAATACAGAGATTGGTACAATGTTAAGGACTGGTATTCAGAATAAAAAACTCAATTTATTAGTTAATTACGAAGCCAGTAAAGAAATATTGTCTGATAATATACCTCATTATGATTCTTTGAATATAAATGATAGAGAATTGTTGAGGCAACCGTATCTTGAAACTGATTTGTTAATGAGAGAACTTGTTGGATTGCAACATCAGGTTAAAGGCACAAATATTAAATTTAAAGAAAAAACAGGTGCAAGAAAAGATAGATTTAGTTCAGCAGCCTATAATTATTGGGTACAAGTGCAAATTGAAAATATGCTTAAAAAAAATGCACCTACAAAATTTACAATGAAAGATTACGCTCAAAGTATGCGTAAATTAAATCATAGACCTATAATGTATTAATTAATGTACTAAGATTGGAGGTGAGGCGAATTGAACCAAGAAAAAAATGTTAAGAAAACAAAGAAACAAAAAGAAACTCTTATACCTGTTTATACGAAACAGCAAAAAGAAGCTGATGAAAATATATTTGAAAGTAACTTAAAAGAGAATAAAGTGGATTGGTCTAACTTTTCTCGATTAATGATTAATGATTTATGTGTCAATACAGAAGTGCTTAATGATAACTCTATAGGTGGAATACATTTAAGAGATATTCGTGCAGCTCTTGAATATCCTGAAACATATTGGAGAGTTTTACTTACTGTATCTAATATACTTATGCGGCGTTCACCTCACTATTATAGGCTTAATAGTGTATATAGTAATATGGCGCGATTCTGTTGGTGGATTGATTTATATGGTGTAGATTCTGACATTGATATGGATAATTTACAAAAGGTTTATAACAGAGTTGCAAAACGATTTGAAGATATGCACGTTGCTCACGAATTTAGTAAAGTAATGAAGATCATTCCCTATAAAGACGCTTATTGTGGTCTTGTAGTCGAAGAATGGTCTGGTACTAATTCTACGTTTTACTTAAAAGAAGTACCACATCAGGTTTATCGTATTCATCAGGTGCAAGATGGTTTATTTAACTTTGAAATAAACTTAAATGCTGTTAAGGCACAAAAACTTGGTGCTTATCCTGATTATGTTCAACAGGCTTGGATAGATTATAAAGAAGGTAATGCACATTTTAATGGGTGGTACACACCTCCTGCCGAAAAGCAGATTTGTATAAAGATGAATACACAATGGGAATATCCTTTCCCTTTGCTTATTGAATTAATTAAGGATTTACTTGATTTAGATGTTTTCAAGAAATTAAAATTACAGTCTGCAAGAACTGATAATTATAAAGCAATTCTTGTTAAAGTACCTATTGACGAGAAAACGGTTGACAAGCCGTTACTTACTCCTGAAACGCTTGGTGTATTTGCGGATATTAATAGAGAGAATATGAGTGATGATATTGCTCTTATTTATAATTTAGGTGATTCTGGTGAAGCAATTAGCTTTAAGGATTCTGCTAATACTCGAAATAATGTATCTGACGCTGTTGATGAAATTTATAATGCTGCTGGTGAAACTCAGGAATTTTTCAATGGCTCTGCAAGTGGTACTGCTGTAATGATTTCTGTTGAGAATACATCAGGATTTGTTTATGGTTTATATCGTCAGTTTGAACGATGGTGCGATAGGTATATTAAGATTAATAAGTTTAATAAACCTAAGTTCAAGTTCAAATTTACGTTATTAGATGTGACAGTATTTAATAATGATAACGTCACTAAGAAATATAAAGATGCTGCTTCTTTTGGTGTCGCTATTGAAAGATGGTTAGCTTCATTAGGTATGACCCCTTCTGTTTTGCAGGGGTCTTTTATTATGTCCAAAAACATTTTCAAATTTGCTGAAAACTTTACGCCTTTGTCTTCCAGTTACAATCAAAGTCAAAGTCAAAATGAAACTGGTAGACCTACAAATGCTGAGAATGGTGAAATGCTCAGTGAAGAAGGTGAAAAGACAGCAGATAATGAGAAGAATGATAGATAGTGAAAGGAGTGTTGTCTTATGAACAATAGTATATACTCCCTTCCTGTTTTCTTTACTGTAAAAAACGAAGTAGAAGCTGGCGATGGGAGATTTCTACAAGTAACCATTGATGTTCTAAATACAGGACTTAATGTAAATAAAAGTTATTTTACAAAAGAAGTTGTAGATGAAAATATTGAAACAATTAAAAATACCCCAATATTAGGATTTATCACAAAAGATACTTTTGGTGATAAAGATTTCAAAGGTCACGAGTATATCTTAACAAAGACCGATAAAGACGGAATTAAGAGAAAATATATTGGTTCTGCTTTTGGTGTCATTCCTGAGTCTTGTAATCCTCGGTGGATACAGAAAGAAACTGACGATGGTACTATTCTTGAAACCTTACAAGTTGACGGCTTAATGTGGTCTAAGTTTGATGATGCTGTTGGTATTATGGAGCGTGATTTTGAAAAAGCGCAAAGTATGGAACTGGATCAGACTAATATTGATGGTTACGAGGATGAAGATGGCGTATTCCATTTTACAAAATTTAGTTTTGATGGTTGTTGCGTTTTGGGTGACTCAAAAATGCCCGCGATGGAAGACGCTAATATCAAGGTTAATAACGTGCAGTTTTCTATTAATGATTTTGCAAAAGAAATCAAAGATGAACTGCACGATATTTATATGATGTTTACTCAACTCACCTCTGAAAAGAAGAATGACGAGAGTGAACCACAAAATAACAACGGAGAAGGAGGTAATGACGATATGGCTACCGAATTTTCTCAGACTGTAATGCAGATGTTTGATGACGTTGCAACTATCGTTTCTGATTTTGCTGTTATGAAGAATAGATGGGGCGAGGCAGTTCCGAGATATTATCTTGCAGACATTCAGGAAAACGAAGTAATTGTTGTTGATAAGCAGAATGGTTATCACTTCTACGGTTGTGAGTTTAGTATGGATGGCGATAAGCCTGTTGTTAATTTTGATTCAGCTAAACGCAAAAAGATTACATACGCAGATTATGTAGACGGTGAAACTGCTCCTGAAGGAGCGTTTGACTTTGGCAAGCACATCTCGGGCATCGAGAATACCGCCTTTGCGAAGGTGTCCGAAGCTGAACAGAGTGTTGAGTCTGCAAATGAAGCGAAAGGTAAGGCTGAAACTGAATACGCTGATTTGAAAGCTGAATTTGATGAGATTAAGCCTAAGTATGAAGCGTATGAGAAAGCTGAAGCTGAACGTGTTGAAGCTGAAACTAAGAAAGCAAAAGAAGATGTAATTGCACAGTATGAGGTTGCTCTTAAAGACGAGGAAAAGTTTGTTGAATTGAAGGGTAAACTTGATGAATATGCTACTGCTGATGACGTAGAGGCTAAATGTGCGGTTATGTACGCAAGAAAGAACATATCCACTAACTTTAGCGTAGAGGGCAAAAAGAACTCTACTGTGCTTGGTGCTTCTGCTATTGAAGACGAAGTACCTGAAGGTTATGTAAAGACAAAGTACGGTCTTGTCCGTACTGGAAGATAATTTAAAGGAGGAATTAATATGGCAACTGTTTTTGAAAGCTCGAACATGGGTTCGACTAAATATGATGGTAAGATTTTTGATGCAGTATGTAGTACGGATGTCGAAAATGGTACATTTGGCTATATTTCTGGCGTTGATACTACTAATGGCGATCCTGTTTACACTTTTGTAAAGGGTACTGCTGAAGGTAAGTCTATTTTTGTTGTAGATCAGCCTGCTTGGGATGAGGATAATCATCACATTACTAATCAGCGTAGAGATAAGTTTATCAATAAGGCTGGTTCTGTGTTCCGTATTCGTGAGGTTAATAAGAATGACAAGTTTGGTATCACCATTGATGGTGTTACTTCTGCTTCTCAGTCTGCTATGGACACTGGTGCTTATGTAACTATTGATAGCACTACTGGTAAGCTGGTTGCTAAGGCTACTGCTACTTCTGGTGCAACTTTTGAGGGTGTTGTAGAGGGCAAGCGTACTATGGGTGGTACTCTTGTTACTACCGCTCATACTTATGGTCATTCGGCTGTTATGTATAAGGTAAGAGTCGTTACCTATGACGAGTAATAAGGATAGGAGGTAATTGTTATGAAAACTAATTTTTCTCAGACTCAGAGTGAGATTTTTGACCTTGCTCTCGACCTGTATCGTGGCGATTTCTCTCGTCATATTGATGAAACCAAGGTGACAAAGAAAGACCTTGAAAATCATCTTAGAGATATGATTAATAAGGATATGCTTGGCGGTAAGACTCTGTATCAAGCTGTTCGTAGAAATAAGATTGAGCTGTATGAGATCGTTGAGGAACTTGTTAATGTTACTATTAATGAGGATATTCTCAACTCTCCGTTCATTGACGCTTTTGTTGAAGTTAAGAATCGTGGTTTGGGTGATAGAACTGATTTTTATGCCGAGGGTGGTCTGCTTGTTGTTGCTACTAACGCTGGTAACCATTGGGATACAGATAGGCAACTGCTCGATCTCGGTGAAGTTGTTAATCTGCCGAAAGAGTGGATTTACATTCACGTTTATGAAGATTTAGAGCGTTTCCTGCTTGGTATTATGACCTTTGATAAAATGATGGATAAGGTTTATAAGTCGCTTAACAAGTACATTCAGGATAGACTGTACGCTCAGTTTAACGCTGTTTCCAATGCTGTTCCTTCTGCGTTTACTGCTACTGGTAACACTGAAGCGGCTCTTGGTGGACTTGTTGATCTCGTTCAGGCTGCTGGTGGTTATACTTCTATGACTCTGGCTGGTACTAAGGCTGCTCTGCGTAAATTGGCCGCGGCTGTACCTGATAAGATGTTTGCTAATTCTCAGAAAGAAGCAAAGGCTCAGACTGGCTCTATTGGTGAGTGGGAAGGTAATGCTCTTATGATTATTCCTCAGACTCTCCAGAGTGGTACTTTTAATCTTGCGCTGAGCGACAGTGATGTATTTATTCTTGGTGGTGATGTTAAGCCTATTAAGTTGGAAATCTTTGGTGATACTCGCACTAAGTCTAATACTGATGGTCAGGAGAATAACGATATGTCTATTGACGCTCAGATTCAGGTTAAACTGGGTATTGGTATGATTTGTGGAGAATTTTTCGGCAAGTTTACGTTCCAGTAATATATATTCCTGTTATATGTTTTAAAGAAAGGTAGTGTTAATTATGGGTAGACCGAGAAAGAATCCCATTCAAGAAGATACTATGGAAAAAAAAACCGTAGTTGACACTGTTGGTGAAATTGTCGTAGAGAAGAAAGAAGAAAACCCGCAATCTAAAACGGTTGTACAGATTACAGATGATGACGAGGTAGATGTTGTTTCGCTTAATCCTAATGTTTCATATTACGATAAGGCTACTGATGAAACTTATCATTGGGCTGATGTTGGCGAAGTGATTTCTATGCCTTTTGGTGTAATCAAGAATATGTGGAGAAATTATAAGAATTACTTTAGACATTTTTATCTTAAACCTCTTGACGATAGAGTAATTGATAAACTTGGATTAGGTAAGACTTATGAAAAATATAATTTCTTAACTAATTGCGATTCTTACACAAAAGAAAACGTAGATAAGATTATTAAGTCACTTGATGGCAATACTCTTGCTTTTAAGTCTGCTATTTGTAATAACATTAAAGCTATGATTGTTGATGGTAAGATTGCAGATTTGTATGTAATTAGAACTCTTGGCAGATACTTTGATGTTGATTTTATCATGCTTCTTGACTGATTTTTCTATAAAAACTAAATAAGGGGCGAGAGATATGACTTCGTATGAAACAATTTACGAGGCTATGTTGCCTAAATTTAAAAACTTCGATATTCCTCTTATGGATGAAGAAGCGGTTAAAGATATGTTGCACGACCTTCTTGCTCCTGCTATCGCTAAATTTCACGTTTGTCGTACAAATTTAGAAGATAGAGATGAAGTGAATAAGTGCTTTAATCAAGATTTAACAACTGAAGAAATTGAAATTTTAACTAATTATATGTTAATTGGATATACAGATTCGGAATATATTCAAACACCTACATTATTAAAATTACATTTAACTTCCACTGATTTTCACGCTTTGAAAGCAGAAACAATGCTTAACAGGCTTATGGAAATGCACGATTACTATATTCGAGAGAATGACACTTGGCTTAGTAGATATGCGTGGAAAGACGCTTATAATCGAGGTAAAAGATTAGGCACAGGCTATAAGAAAAATTATTAGAAAACAATTTTTAATATATGAAAGGAGGTGTCGTTGTGGAATGTTTAAACAGATTTAATGCTAAAATGGCAAGGACTGGTTCTTCGATAAGAGGGGATAAAATCAAAGCAAGTAAAATGATTTTAGATGAAACATTTTATGATGATGCCTCGTTTCAATCAGGTGTTTATTTTTGGCGGTTAGGACTGTTAGAAAGAGATGATTATGAAAACGAGGACGAGATAGGTATTCGTATCTATAAACGTACATTTTCAAATGCTAACGGTTGGACTTGTAAATTTCAAACACTTACTGATACTCCTGTTCAGATCGGAGATGTTATTTATTGCTCTGATAAACAGGAGTATTTTTTATGCACAGAGTCTTTTGATGTTGATGGAATACATTATCAAGGAAAGTTGACTTTGTGTAATTGGATTTTGAGATGGCAAGATAAAAAAGGCGCAATTTTTGCGTATCCTGCTTATGTTATAAATGCAACTCAGTATAACTCTGGTGAGCAAGCTACAAGACAATATACAATAGGTTCTTGTCAACATATGATTAAGTTGCCTTATGATTTGAATACGGTTTGTATTAGAAGCCCTCAGAGATTTATGTTGGATAGAAATTATGAAGACCCAATTACTTATCAAGTTACACAGAATGATACTACTACTTACAATATAGGCGGTAGAGGTATCGTGCTTGTAACTGTTCTTGAAACTCCATTCAATAAAGAAGTTGATAGGATTGATTTAGGGATTTGTGATTATAAGGATTTAAGTGATTTGGCTACAGATAATTCAGATAGTAGTAATTCTTCTACTGATGAACCTGAAACTCAGACCATTAAATCAGTTATAAAATATAAATCAAAAACAATAAAAGTGGGCGGTAGTGCTAAGACATTTACTGCACAATTTATTGATGATGAAGGCGTGGAGTTAGAGATTACTCCTAAATGGCAGATTGTATGTGATTTTGTAGATAAGTTGATCGTAACAGAGTCGGGAAATAAAATATCTATTGCTACTAAAGACGACAGTTGTGTTGACGAAGATTTCAGATTGGTTCTTACTGATAGTGAAGATAATTATGAATCTTCGTTGATAGTAAGTGTTGTATCTTTGTTATAAGGGGTGGTTAAATGGCTAATAGTTCTATTATTGGAAAGATTAAGAACAAAATTGTTCGTGATTTAATCAACGACCCTGATATTGTAACAGCTATTGATTGTCAAATTAATGGAGTTAAAGATAACGAAGATTTAATCAACAGAGTTATTTTTGACTTCAATCAAAATCCATATACTTTGCGTGATGTTCAAACATTTATTACAATTCAAGTCCATATACCCGAAGATAGAGGGTTTTACTCTAATAGTGATAAGAGGGTTTTTGTTAAACCTACTATAGAGATATGGATTACTTCACACGAAGACCATATGAGAGTTAAAAATATACCTAAGATAACACAAAATCGAAATGATTACTTATCTATGTTGATTGATTAAAAAAATTTACCTAACTCGTAACTTTAGTTATGAGTTAGGTAAAAGAGTATAGTCAGCATATACGGAAACGTGTATGTAGAGATAGAGAAAATCTATCCAGTACTACTTGAATTGCTGGAAACCCCTAAAGCTATATTAACCACAACGTAATATTGAAATAAATATAAGCGTGACGGTTGCGAAAGCAGAAAAAATAATATAGATGATATAAGGTTAAAACCTAAGTATTAATAAAATGGGCGATCAGCAACCAAGCTCCGAATAGGAGAAGGTTCAACGACTATCCTTCCACGAGAAGGAGTACACACAAGCGTGTGGAAGTGGGTAGCCCCTAACGGATAATGCCGAGGGTGAAGATATAGTCTGTGCTTATGTGAAAACATAAGAAGTTCACAAGAGAACTGTATAGGAAGTAGCGATCCTATATGAACGACAACCTCTAAAACGATTAAAATAATAACTACGGTTATTACATATGTTATTAAAAAAATAAATAAAACATTAGATTATTACTTGACTTCTTCTTATACATATGTTATAATAATATATGTAAGGAGATGTGTTTATGGACGTAAAATACGGTAGAGGATATGTTTATTCTATACAGTATCATATTGTTTGGTGTGTAAAATACAGAAAAAAAGTTTTATCTACTGAGATTGAAAGTAGTTTAATCTCTATTCTCAACCAAATTGCAAAAGATAATAACTTTAGTATTTTAGAATGTAATGGAGATTTAGATCACATACATTTATTGATAGACTGTTCTCCGCAACACTATATTCCAAACATTATAAAAGCCTTAAAAGGTGTATCTGCAAGATTGTTGTTTAAACAATATGGTGATACATTGAAAAAACAATTATATGGTGGACATTTATGGAGTCCGAGTTATTTTGTTTCAACTGTATCAGAAAATACAGAAGCCCAAATAAGGTTGTATATCCAAAAACAGAAAATCAAGTGAGGTGATTTTAATGATTAAAGCATATAAGTTTAGAGCATATCCAAATAAAAAGCAACAACTTTTGTTTGCTAAAACTTTTGGTTGTACAAGATTTGTATATAATTACTATCTCCATAAAAAGATTGAATTATATAAATCTTCAAAAGAAAGTTTAAGTTATAATAAATGCTCTGCTGATTTAACGCAGTTAAAAAAAGAACTTATATGGCTTAAAGAAGTTGATAAATGGTCACTTCAAAATTCATTAAAAAACCTCGATAGTGCATATAAAAATTTCTTCAAAGAACACGCTGGGTTTCCTAATTTCAAATCTAAAAAAACACACAGATATTCGTACACAACAACTTTTACTAACAATAGTATTGAATATAACAATAATAAAATCAAACTTCCTAAAGTTGGTTGGGTTAAAGTAAGAGATAAACAAATTCCAAAAGGTAGAATATTAAATGCTACTATATCTTAAACGCCAAGTGGCAAGTATTACATCTCTCTTTGTTGTGAAATTGATGAATCTGAATTTGTTTCTTATGAAAGCACTGATTGTGTAATCGGATTAGATTTAGGAATCAAAGAATTTTGTATTACAAGTAACGGCGAGAAAATAGAAAATCCAAAATACTTAAAGAAGTCGCTTAAAAAATTTGCTAAATTACAAAAAGAGTTATCTCGAAAAACAAGAGGTAGTTCTAATTGGAATAAAACAAGAATTAAAGTGGCAAGAGCGTATGAGAAAGTCAGTAATCAGCGTAAGGATTTTCTGCAAAAGTTATCTACTCAACTTATAAAAGATAATGACATTATTTGTATTGAAGATTTGAATGTGAGTGGAATGGTTAAAAATCATAAACTTGCACAAGCAATCTCAGATGTGTCTTGGTCTGAATTTGTAAGACAACTTAATTACAAAGCAAATTGGCATAGTAGGCAAGTTATAAAAATAAATAGATTCTTTGCGAGTTCGCAGACTTGTAGTGTATGTGGATATAGGAACAAGGATACAAAAGACCTTTCTGTAAGAGAATGGGATTGTCCTTGTTGTAAATCACATCACGATAGAGATGTTAATGCGAGTATTAATATTCTAAATGAAGGATTAAGATCACTATATAATGTGGCTTAGAGCTAATATATATAGATTAATAATATATGTAATAACCGTAGGAACTACGGGGTTAGCTTGGTAAATAAGAGGTCAATAGACTTCTGTTCCCAAGAACCCTACGATTTTAATCGTAGGAGGTTCAGAAGCGGTTGAACGGACGAAGTGATTTTGGAATAGGTGAAATCGAATTAAAATCTAATGTTGAAACGTCTTATGAGCAGAATTATCTTGTAAGAGTAATGATATTTGAAACAAAAGATTTGAATAACTCCCTGTGTATTGACGAAGATGACCGTGAAATTGAATAGTGTGAATGGAGTGGTGTAATGTTTGAATGTGATGAATTAAGTTTGTATGCTGGTGACGATATTTGCATTACAGACAAGATAATTATTACCCAACCTACTTTACGTCAAATTAGGGAGTTTGGCGAAAAAAGTTATTTTAGTGCCATACATACTTTTACAAGTGTGGGAGCGGATATGAAATGGCAATTATGGGATATGGGTATTGATTATACTAAAATTGATGATTTTGATTTGTTTATACGATATATTTCTCAGGCTTTGTCAAGTAACAAGAAAATGTATAATGCTCTAATGAGTAATCAGGAACAGTATGCTGATATGTTAGGAAAATTATCAGAGGAAGATTTAGCAAAAATGTTAAAGAATCCTATGAGGTTAGTCTTTAAGGATTTGGATTTTGCTGATTTTGTTCCTGTAAAGAAACAATATAGTGAAGATAAAGAAGATATTGTTTTATATAATCCTGAGAAAGATATTATTATAAATAGGATTATTTATCGCCAAATGGTAGAGGTAGTACGCAATATTCACGGTTTTAAGCGTAACAATGAAGTTCCTGCAAATGAGCAGACTAAAATGGATTTAATTGAGGACGCTCGTGATGAATATGAAGTGGCGAAAAGTAAGCCATTTAAAAGTGTTATTCTGCCTTTGTTATCTACATTGAAAGTGTCGAGCGGTCAATGGGGTAATGATAAAATTTGGGAGATAAAGATAAATGAATTTTTCTACGACATAAAAAGAGCTGGGCATATTAATGAAGCGAAAATGCTTTTACAAGGAGCATATTCAGGATTTGCCAGTCTTAAAGGTGTAGATAAAGATAAACTTAATATGTTTGCTGACTTATAGTTAGCTTGGGTTGTTGCATTTTTTGCAACAACTTATTTTTTTTATAGGTTTGTAGGATAGATACCTACTGCCTTAAAAATTATGATTGGAGGAAATATTATGGCTTTTAATAAGAATGAGCTTATTCTTGATAGAATCAGAAGAATTACTGCTCACGATCTGAGCACCAATGGTATTCTTTATACTATGTCTTCGATTGAAGACCCTTCGCTGAACTGTACTGCCGAGGGTGAGGACGTTACTGATGCTCTTGGTTCTGTAATTACTACTCTGTATCGTGCTAAGAACGCTGAGTTGACTGGTACAAACTCTTTGATTCATCTCGGTCTTGCGGCGGCTCAGTATGGTGCGAAGAAGATTGAGGGTACTGCCGCAGCGAAGATTACAGATGTTACTTATGATATTCTGAAGGTTACTGGTGCTCAGGATGAGGTTATTAAGACTTCTAAGACACCGAAGGATAGCACTGCTATTAAGTATGTATATGCCTTTGTAGATAATGATATTGCTACCGCATATGAGGTTGGCTCTACTGTTTCTGCTACTAAGGCTGTTGTTGCTGCTGATGGTACTATTACACCGCCCACTGGATTTACTGGTAAACTGTTTGTCGAGTACGAGTATGAAGTAGAGAACGCCGTATCTATTACTAATAAGTCTGATGAGTTCCCTGAAGCTTGTAGTCTTGTTGTTTATGCTATCTTCAGAGATAAGTGTAATGAGAATGTTGTTTATTCTGGCAAGATTCTTATTCCTAAAGCGAAACTCAATCCTGAGAGTATCGAACTCGCTCTTACTTCTACTGGTAAACACGCCTTTAGCTTCAAGGTTTTGAAAGATTATTGCACCGAAGATGGCGAGTTGTTTACAGTTATCGTAGCTGGATCAGATGAGTCTGAGTAATAGGCTATATTACGCACAATAATACGATTTGACTATTAAAAGGGCTGTTGTAATTGTACGACAGCCCTTTGCACAATTTGGAGGTGAAACCAATGGCTTCACAATACCTTAATGCAACGTGTAGTATTTGTGGTAAAAAATATCATATGTGCGCTTCATGTAAAGACCTGATGGCTTTACAACCTTGGAAAATACATACAGATACCGCAGAGCATTACAAGATTTACCAAGTGCTTCTTGGTTACAATACTAAAGTTTATGATATTGCCGAGGCAAAGGCAAAGTTGCTGAATATTGATCTGTCTGATAAAGATACTTATATGACAGAGATTAAAGAAGTTATTGACAAGATTATGTCTTACGAAATTAAGGCTAATGTGGCTTATGAGGATAAAGAAGATAAGCCTGTTGTGGTTGAGAAACCTGTTAAAAAAGAAACTGTTAAAGTTAAGCCCACTTCTAAAAAGGCTAAGAAGAAAAATAAAACTGTGGAAACAGAAAAATTAGATGGTTGATTTTTGACGAAGACAATAACGCTGTTCCACTTTTATTTTTAATCGAATGAGTGTGAATGGTGTTTATATAAATTTTTATTTGCGTTACTGTTGTTAATGTTGTTGTTATTCACATTGACGGAGGGGGAAACATTATTCACATTTGATAAGGTGGTTGTGTTTCCCAATTTTTTACTATCAATAGTTGAAAGTTAAAAAAAAGAAAGGTAAATAAAAATGAAAGGTATGGTGTAAAAATGGTACAAGTAAGCGAAGTTACTGGAAAGACGTATAATGATGAAGATTACTATTTTTATAGAAATGTAAAACAACAAATATTTATGTTAGAACACAATTGTGTGCCTGTAGATGTATTTGCTGGTGGAGATCATAAACTTGTTATGGCATTTAGCAAAGAAGATCATAAAAGAGTTTTACCATTATGGATGGCGAATAAACCAAAAGATGAGAGTGGTGGTCGTAATGGCTAATGTTAATTTTGGCAAGCGGTTTGAAGATGATTTTAAAAGTAGTTTGCCTGATTATTGTTTAATACATCGTTTAAGAGATTCAGGACAGTCATTTACAAATTACGCTGAAAGAAGCGACAATAACTATTCGTGGAAAAATGAATGTGATTTTATTTTTTTTGATGATAGACATCGCATAGAGTATTCCGTAGAAAACAAAACAACAAAATTTAAGACTATGAATTGGGAAAGCAAAGAAGAATATGAAACAAACAAAAGATTAGGCAAGAAATCTACGAAATTAATTAAATGGCATCAAATAAATTCGTTAATAAAATTTGATAGATTTAATTATTCTATTCCTTGTTTTTTCTTAAATTTTCGTAATGATGATACTAACGCACAACGTACATATTTTATACATATTAATGATTTTGTCAAAATGATAAAAACATTAAATAAGAAATCTTTTGACGAGATTGACTTGATTAATAATGGAGCAATCAAAGTCAATGGTTTGAAAAAACGTACTCGTTATGCTTGGGATATAAACGAATTTTTATCTAAGTATAGTTTAAACTTTTGCAACGATAATTGAAACTATACTTTTAATAAGGGTTAATTTGAATTATGATTACAATTATACCCTGATAATTATAATTAAATGAAGAAAACTTAAAGTAAAACTTAAAGTAAAAGTTAAATTAAATACAATACATATTAAAGAAAGGTTGTTGTAATATGAGTAAAATTATTGGCGTTATGAACGCAACTTATAACTATAAAGGTCTGGACGGACAATACAGTTTCTTCACGGATATTGACGTTCTTAGGAAAGCAAAGTTTGTTGAGTCTGTTTGTAGTTATGTGGTAACTGATAAGAGTTATCAAGCGGTATTAAGAGATACTATTTTTATGTGGCAGATTATCGAAGCGTTTACAAATATCAATTTGAAAGACGTACTCAATCTCGAAGAAAGTCAAAATGCGCTTGGTGATATTATTGATTTTGTTGAGGAAACAGATGTAGTTGAAAATATTGTTGACAATATGAGAGCTGGTTTGATTCAAGAATTGAATGAAGCTGTGAATCTTAATATTGAATACAAGACAGGTATTCATATTGACCCATTGAGAGATATGCTTACTAATTTGTTGAAATCACTTGAAGATAAAATGAACGGAATTGATATTCCTACGCTGATGAATTTTGCTTCTAAGATAAATGAGATTCCCGATGAACTGTCTGCTGATAAGATTGCTGAAGCGTATGCAAATTCTGACGCTTTTAAGAAGTTAGTAGAGGGTAGAAGAAACATCGAGAAAGACGATAAGGTTGTGGATATAGTTGAAGCGGCAAAAAAGAAAGTTACTAAGACTACAAAAACTGCAAAGAAAAAGACTACTGCCAAGACAGCCAAAAAGAAAGAAGTAAAGAGTGACATAGAAAATGAAACGGAAGTAAAAGTAGATACAGAAGAAAATAAAGAATAAGGTGATATTATGGCTTTCCATAGTATGAGTGAATTAAAGGCTTATTTAATGCCGAGAATGGAGAAGTCTGTAACTACTATGAGAGATAGCGTTTACAGTGTTATTAATATGTACCTGAAACAGTTTTATGCGGAATACGAACCTATTGAATATCATAGGACTGAACAATTATTGCGTTCTTTGGTTAAGTCGGAAATTAAGCAAGAAGCGAATGGGTTTAGTGCTTATGTTTATTTTGATATTGATGGGTTGGATTATGCGTTACACAGAGCAAATTGGACTAAAGAAATGAATAGAACTGTTGCTAATATTGCTTTAACTGGTAAAAAAGGTGACGCTCCTTCTATTAGTGTTAAACACGGATATAAATATCCTCACGGTGGTTACAATATAGCTGCGAGAAAGCGTGGTGTACATCAAACAAAAATTTGGATTGAATCGCTAAAGACTCTACAAAAAACCAAAGAACACTTTATTACTATTCTTAATATGAATGGTATTCCTTGTAAGAAAGCTGGAGAAGTTACATTAGGAAAGAGGTGAGATTATGGCGAGAAAAACATTTAGGAAAATAATTACAAGTCCTGAGTTAATTGAACAAATCAATCCTGAGAGTAAAAAGTTAATGGAACGGTTCTTGAAAAACTATTCTACAAAGAAGTCACCTAATACGATAGTGAATTACAGAAGTAATTTGAATATCTTTTTTTGCTGGCTTGTTAGGGAAGATAACAACGTGCCTTATGTTGAGTTGAAGAAAATGGATTTTATGGATTTCTTCGATTATGCAAGTTTGGAATTACATTGGGGAAGTCAAAGATTTTCTAATTGTCATGCTTGTTTGTCGAGTTTTAGTAAGTGGATAGAAAGAATGTATGATGAAAAATATCCTAATTTCCGTAATCTTCTTCCTTATATTGAAAAGCCTGTTAAAGAAATGGCTCGGAAGAAATCTGTTTTTACGCAGGAGGAAACAAGTGCATTAATGAACTGGCTTGGTAATGAAGGTTATATACAAGAACAGTGTTTGCTTGCTTTAATGCTGAGTTCGGGTGCAAGATTAAGTGAATTAGTAAGATTTAGAACGGATTTAATTGACGAAAATAATCTTGCTTATGATGATTTGTTTTTAGAAACAACAGATGAAATTCAAATCAAAGGCAGAGGTGTGAATGGTAAACATGAATTGAGATGTATTCTTAAAGATACATTTATTCCTTATTATCATAAGTGGTTAATTGAGCGTGAAAAGATTGTAATGAAAAATAATCAAGATCACACCTATATTTTTATAAGGAAAGACGGTACTCCTGCAACAAAAACCACAATTAAAGGTTGGATGGAGAAATGGGATAAATTTACAAGGGAAAATTTCTCTAAAGATTTTTACCCTCATAGCATGAGACATAACCTTGTTTCACGATTGCTTTCTGTTGGTCTTGAAAAAGAATTAGTACAAAGTATTTTTTCTTGGACAACAGCGGATATGGTTTCAGTGTATTCTGACCTTAAAGCATCTGATCGCAAATGGAAAGGTTTGGATAAACTAAAAAATGCTTTAGAGCAAGATAAAGTAAAACAAGAAAATAAAAATGAGAATGAAAACAAATAAAGACAAGGTGTAAAAATGAGATATAAAAGGAAATTATTTTGTTGTTATAGTGTTGATCTTCGTGATTATTTATATCAACATGGTATTAAATATGAAATTTGTGCATTAAATCCAAACACTCAAACAATGTTTTGGGCTTATGTAAGAGATGAAAAATTAGATAAAGCATTAACGGAATGGTCTAATCGAAAAGATTAGGCTTTTTTTTTGTGTTAATTTTAGGAGGAATTATTATGGCGAGAAAATATAAACCAGTTGAAATTGGCGATGTATATAATGAATTAACTGTTATTGCAGAAGATTTTGAAAGAGAACAAGTGGATATTGATAAAAACCATAATGGTAAACATTTTAAGTACTATAAATGTCGTTGTAGCTGTGAGAAAGAAACAACAGTACAAATATATCAATTAGTTACTGGTCGTACTCGTTCTTGTGGACATTTACATAAGGAATTGGCAGGTTCAAAACCTAAAGATTTGAAAGGTAAGACTTTTAATTATTTAGAAGCTCTATATATAGATGATGCAAAACCTAATGGTGGTGGCAAACACACTTATTGGATATGCAAATGCTTGAAATGTGGTAATACTAAATCTATTAGAAGTTCTGAGTTAATACAGGGTACTGCTATAGATTGTGGTTGCGAAAATCATAAAAGAATGTCAGATGGAATAGCAAATGATTTATTTGGGAAGGTCTTTGGGCATTTGCACGTTTTAGAAAAAGATTGGGGAAATTATAAATCTGGTGGTGGCAATCATACTCGATGGTTATGTAAATGTGATTTATGTGGAAGAATTGAAAGTAATTCAAGTGCCATGCTAACGACTTATGGCAAAGACCGTTGTAAATATTGTGCTGGTATATCAATGGGAGAACAAAGAATTGTTGAATTACTTGAAGAAAATAATATTCCTTTTATTCATGATAAGCCATATTTGGGATTAAAAACTGAAAATGGCGGTGCTGTAAGATTTGATTTTCGTATAACACAAGATTCTGACTGTGATTATATGATTGAATTTGATGGCGAACAGCACTATAGACCAATACCAATGTATGATGATAGTCTTTCTTTTGAAAAACGTAAACAACGTGATAAATTCAAAGATGATTGGTGTATTGGACACAATATCCCTATGATTCGTATTCCATATACACGCTTAAAGAAATTAAATATTGATGATCTTCGCCCTGAAACAACAAATTATTTAGTTAGTTCATAATAGTGGGTATGCCTATATGGTTAAATATTTTTGTTTTACAAATAAGAACATAATAAAACACAATTAAATATACAATATAAACTTCAATATAATAATTTACCTTACAGAAAGGAAGTGATTACTTTGGAGGATTTTCGTGTTGACCTTGGGATATTTCTAAATCCCGAAAATTTACAGACAGTACAATCTCAGATTGATAGTTTAAGTAGCAGAAATGTTACTTTAAAAATCAATACACAAGATGTGCTGAAAGATGTTAATTTAATCAAACAACAGTTAAAGAGTATTGGTGTTGATTTTGGTGGCGCAACTGGTGTTGGAACTGCTGTTAAGAAAGAGATGGCGGCTACTGAAAAGGAAGTAAAAAAGACTATTTCGCGCATTTCTGATTCTTTGAGAATTGGACTAACAGGTTCGTTATCAATTAATGATTCTGGTAAGCAAATTCAAGAAACAGTAAGGAAATATTTTGAAAGTATTGGTAGTGCAACAACTGAAATATTACGAACATCGGAAAACAATATTAATGGTATTATAGTTAGTGTAAAAAATGCAATTGGAGAAGTCGAAAGGTTGCATTACGCCTTAAATGACGAGGGCGATGGTTTTAGATATGACGGTTCTCGTAGTACGGATAATTATATCAAACTTCAAGAAGAAGCCACAAGAAAAGCGACTCAGGCACAAAAAGAATACGAAGTACAGATAAGTAAAAATAATGCTACTGTGACTAAGTATACGGCTGATCTGACTTCTTTGCAATCGAAGTACACAGACTTAAATGCGGCTAAACCAATTACTGATACAACTCATACTGAAGCATTAGAAACGCAATATCAAAATGCGACACGAGCCGTTGAAGCGTTGAAATCTGCTGAGAAAGATACTTTTACTGAGTTAAAGGCAAATGCTGATGCCGAGATACAAAAACTCAAAGATATGGTTACTCAGTTTAGAAATGCTGAGTATGCGGCTAATCAGTTAAGAGCTAAACCTGTTGAAACCATCAAGATTAATGAAGGTTATGCGTTAGATGAGTTTGAAGCTAAAGTTAGACAAGCAGGAATTACATCACAAGAGTTTTATCAGAAGATTGCTCAGTTGAGAACTCAACTTAGTAATGTAGGTGATAAACAAAGTTTAACTGAATATCTTAATGTGTTGTCTAATGTGAAAGCTGAATCTCAGGCGTTGATAGCGCAAAAGAAAGCTGATGACCAACAAGCTGCTCAGAGTCAAGAAAATATCAATAAAGTTTTCCAAAGAACATTAGAGTTAGAAAAACAAATAGGGCAGACGAGGGTTAAAATTGCTGGTTTAGACCCTGAGAAAGACAAAGCGCAAATTGCGGAGTTAAATAATCAACTTAATACTTTAGTCAATGAATCGCAATTAGTAAAAGGTGAATTTAGTTCTGCTTTTAGTACAGAGCAAATATTAAAATTAAATGATGTTATCAAAGAAACTGAAAATAGAATTGCGAAAATTAAAGCGCAATTACAAGCCGCTCAGAGTCAGAAGGTAGCCGAAATTAAAACTAACTTTTCAAACGGACAGTATGAGAAGGAAGTTAATGCTGTTAAGACTTCGTTTGATTCTTTGAGAAATACAACTACAGAACTACAGACCGCTATGAATGGTCTTGATACTGCCTATGGAAATTTGAAAACCGCACAATCTGGTAGCGACCCTCAAAAGTTAGTTGTAGCAGAAGAAGCGTATGTCAATGCTTTAAAGAAAGTTAAGAATCAACTGGATATAAATACAAGGACTGAGAGAGAACAAATTAGTGCTGAGAAAATGGCACAGGGCAAACAGGCTTTGTATTCTCAAATTGATGTTTGGTTGAAGAATAATTCGGCTGCGGCTAAAAAGTTTGGTGCTGAGTTAAGAGAAATCCAAGCACAATTAAAAGGTACTGATGCTGTCGATCTTAAAGCGTTAAGATCGCAATTCCAAGAAACTACAAGACAAGCCAAGATTGTAGGTTTAACTGGTAAATCATTAAAAGACCAATTTTCGCAGACATTCAAAACTTTAGGAATGTATTTTAGTTCTACTGCTCTTATTATGCGTGGAGTGCGGTATGTACGTCAAATGTATGACAATGTTCTTAAAGTTGATACAGCTATGACTGGTCTTTATCGTGTAACTAATCTTACTGGTGAAGAATATCAAAAGATGTATGATGATATGACTGAATCGGCTAAGAAGTATGGCAGTACACTTGATGATATTATCAATTCCACGGCAAGTTGGGTTAGATTGGGATTTGATGCAAATACAGCAGAAGGATTATCCGAAGTAACGGCTATGTATCAGCACGTTACAGATTTGGATAATAGTACAGCGGTAAAAAACTTAGTAACTGCATATAAAGGTTATCAAAATGAATTATTAGAGTTGTCAAATGGCGATTCAATTAAAGCCATGACTCGAATCAGCGATATCTATGATAAGTTGGGTGGAAAACTTGCCCATAAGGAACTATATCGGTTAAAGGCTTGTGAAAGTTAAGACCGAGGAAAGATAAAATGTTTGTAAATTAATGAAAAATTAGAATAAAGGTGGTGAAAAAATGAGACAATTTATAGATTTGACAGGACAACGATTTGGAAGATTAACAGCACTAAAAAGAGTTGAGAATAAAGGTAAATTAACTCAATGGTTATTTCAATGTGATTGTGGAAATCAAAAAATATTAAATCCTGCACAAGTTAAGAATGGCATGATAAGGTCTTGCGGTTGTTTGGCAAAAGAAACAACTGGATTAAGGCATTTTAAAGATTTAACAGGGCAAAAAATAGGGCGATGGACTGTTTTGGAAAAAGTGGAGAATAAAAATAATTGTGTTAGATGGAAATGTCAATGTGAATGTGGTGAAATACGAAATGTGTTTGCTAATAGCTTATTAAATGGAGTTTCTTTATCTTGTGGGTGTTATAAAGCTGATAGAGCACACGAACTTAATTTCGAGGATTTAACTGGTATGAGGGTTGGAATATTGACGGTTGTTGAAAGAATGAAAGATGATTATATTTCGCCTAATGGTGGCAAAACACCACGGTGGTTATGTAAGTGTGATTGTGGTAATGAAAAGATTGTATTAAGTGGGACTTTAAAAACTGGTGCAATTCGTTCTTGTGGTTGTATAAGTAAGTCTATTGGCGAAATCTATATACAAAATGTATTAGATGAATTACAAATAGAATACATACAAGAATATCGTTTTGATGATTGCAGGAATGTATTGACATTACCTTTTGATTTTTATTTGCCAAAATATAATACTTGTATCGAATATGATGGTCAACAACATTTTGAGGTTGTTGACTTTTTTGGTGGGGAAAAAGGCTACGAAAGACGTAGATATAATGATGATATTAAAACGAAATATTGTGAAGATAACAATATTTCGTTATTGAGATTGCCTTATTATTTATCGCAAGATGAAATAAAAGTAAAAATTGAAAATATTACAAACATTTTAAATCCGTAACGACTACAGGCGGTATATGGTAACATATATCGTGAAGTTCCTTCTCTGTTTTTGCAGAGTAATATATAGTCTGAACTCACGCTATAATCTTAATATATGAAACGTGAGAATAAGGTAGAAATGCCTTATCGCCATATTTATATGGTCAGTACCTATTTAGGGAAAGCAACAGATTGAATGAAATGCCTGTAACGGCTGCACAAGTCGGTGAAGGTATGACAAAAGCTGCGTCCGTTCTTGAAATGAGTGGCGCGACATTAGAACAGGCTGCTGGTATGATTACTGGTGGTGGAGCTGTTACGCAACAATTTGAGGAATTTGGTAATGCTTTAAAGGTCAGTGCGCTCAGGATTCGAGGGATGCGTGGACAGCTTGAAGAATTAGGTGAAGAAGTTGATGAAAATGTAGTATCTGTATCAAAAATGCAGACTCAAATTCTCAACCTTACACATGGTAAAGTCAATATTTTTGAAGCAGATGGTAAATCATTTAGAAATATTTATGATATTTATGCTGATATTGCTAAAATATATGATGACCTTAGTGACCCTGATCGTAGCTCGTTACTTGAACTCTTAGCGGGAAAGGTAAGGGCGAACCAGATTCAAGGTATGCTTCGCCAGTGGTCTGATGTAGAAACAGCGACTAAAAAAGCCTATGAATCGGAAGGTACAGCAGCTAAAGAAAACGAGAAATATATGAATAGTATGCAAGGTAAGATAGCGGCTACGCAAGCAGCTTGGCAAGCCTTGTCAAATTCATTTCTCAGTTCTGATTTTCTTAAAGGGTTGATTGATGGCGGCCAAACATTCCTTAATGTGATGAATGATATTGTTAAGACAACAGGTGCTTTACCCCCAATCTTAGCAGTAATAGCAGGATACTTGTCTGCAAGTAAAAACATCGGTAGGGATAAAATGTTTTCTCTCAATAGTAGTAATATGCCGATAGTAGTAATAGTTCTGTTCGGATACGGACAGTTTAGATACTACCGATTGTTGAAATACAACAAGGTAAACGAAGTTAAATACTTCCTGTTTGTAATATCTGTTTGTAAATTAGGATATTACAAGCTATGCTTCAATAAGCGAGGAAAGCGGTACAACGTAACTACACCTTTGCTTTGGTGACATTGTAAAGTCGTAAAAATGTTACGCTCCGAAGGTTCGCTGGGATAGGTCTTAATAGTTTAAGACAAGCCCTCAGAGTAGCGACAACAAGCGGTTACAGTTATATGAAACGATGCTGTAATAAGATACGCTCCGAACTGCTGAATACGACAGTGAAATTTACAGTAGAAATCTTATCTTCTACTTTCGTGTAGCTTGACCTTAGTACAGAGGTGATAAGAAGTATAAAAGAAATTTGTATAAATAAAACGGACTGGCGTAACCAATCCGTAATTTATAAAGAAGGTGTGTAAAATGAAAACTATAATAAGTAACATTGAAGATGTTTTGGACGTACTAACAGAAGAACAGCGAAATAAATTATCTTTATTAAAAGAATTTAGAGTAAAGGGTTTGTATCGCTATTGTATATCCACAGGAAGATATAGTGAGCAAATTATTACATATGAAGATTTCAAAACTATATTCTTTGTTCCTTATGGTGATAAGTATTTATTCAGATATAGTAATACGTTTTGTATTACAGAGATACTTGACCGATTTCATACATTGTATCGTCAAGCCAATGCCATAAAAGATTAACTATATGTCTTTCAGAATAATATTCTTCTTTCTCTTGTTCATCAAATATGGTTTTGATTTGATAATCTAAATATTTATTATATGCTTTTAGTATTAGTCGTGCAGTCATATAGTAACTAATTAAATCATTTAATTTTGATTCGGGAGATTCTATTATGGATATAAAATCTTTAAGTATATCAGGAGAATATGAAAATTTTTTGCGGTCATATTCTTCTAAAGGCAAAAAATCAATTAATCCTACTGCACGATTTATAACTTCCTTTTCTTCTTGTGTTAATTTTCTGTTTTTAATTTCACTCATAATATTCCCCTCAAAATTTCATACCGCAATTTTTACATTCAAATTGTGAACGTGCTGTTTTGCTGAATAGACCCCATGCTACAGCATGAATACCTCTACGCAGATCAGAAATTCGTTTTATGTTTGTGGAATTGCAAATAGGACAATGTGGTTGGTTAGATTGAGTTGATTGAGATTGAGAATTGTAATTTTTATTTTTTATAGTACAATATTCTAATTGTGATTTACAAACAGGACAAATATTTGTATTATGATCAACTTCTCTGGTACGATCACATTTTTGACAAAATAATACTTGTTTGGTGTTATTAGGTTTTTTGTTCTTAGCATTTAATCTGTTAATTTCTTCTGGTGTCATTTGTTTAACCTCCTTCTTGTAGAATTATATCATTTATTACTTATTATTTCAAGCAAAAGAAAGTTCGATATTAAAATTATCTGAAAATTTAGATGGTATTAATTCAAGATTTTTATTATTCAATAAAAATATTATAAGTGCTAAAGATGCATTAGCCGCATTTAAAACAGGTGGATTTGCAGGATTATCAAATGCTCGGTCAACAGGTATTACAGAAAAAGATATAGCTAATTTAGAAGCCTACAATAATGCATTAAGACAAGGTAAAGACCCTATGTCTGCTTATTATTCTACAATGATGGACTCATCTAATGCGGCAAAACAATTAGCTACTAATGCGAGAGGTGCAGAAGTAAACACTGAAAATCTTACTGTTGCTACACAAACATCTACTGCTGCTATGATTGGTGCTAAAATAGCAACGGTAGCTTTTCAAGCTGCACTTAGTTTTGGATTAGCAATAGCTATTCAAGCAGTTGTAAGTGGTTTGCAATATCTAATTCATTACGAAGAAGAGCAAGCAAAAGCGGTAGAAGAACAAGCAAAGAAATCACAAGAAGCTGCCGATAAAGCAAGCGAAGAAGCTAAATCATTAGATGAATTAGCTGAAAAATATAAAAAACTTAAATCTTCTGAGAATATAGATTCATCGACAAGAGAAGAAATCAAAAATATTCAAAAAGAAATCGTTAAACTTGTTGGCGATCAAGCCTCTAATCTTGATTTAGTAAATGGCAAATTAGATGATGAGCTTGCGAAAATAAAAGAAGCATCTAAAGAACTTGCTAAACAAAATTTAGATACTTATAGAACAGCCGCAAGTGATGAAATGAATAAAGGTATTAAAGGTGACGAAGAATATAACGATGTTAATAGAGGTAATATTCAAGTAAAAGCAGATGCGTCAACTCTTAGTAACGAAGTAATGGAGTTTATCTATGATGCGTTTGCGAAAGCCTTTAAAGAAAATACTGATAAAAAAGTACCACAAGTAGGCGATAAAAATCCTAATGGTAGTAGAAAAGTTTATGATTTTGAAGGAAGATTCAGTGGAAATTATGGTGCTGGTGTTTATCGAGACAGGAATTGGGATAACATTGAGATTGAAATGGACGGTCTTTCATATGCTGTTCGTATTAAAACAATTCAACAAGTTCTCGATTACTTAGAAGAAAATCTTGATGATGTCAATAGTTCTGATATTTATAAAAAACTTTCAAAATATAAGAGTACACTTTCTACTGGTATTCAAGAAGCACAAGGTAAATTAGAAAGTTTTGCTCTTGATTATTTATATGCTGGTGATTATAGTGATACAAAAATTAAATCACTTGAAGAATATAAAACATTAAGGCAAACAATAATTGATGATTTATTAAAAGATTCTACTATCAAAAAGGGATTAGAAGAAGGATATATAGACGAAGAATGGGTGCTTAAACAAGCAGATGACTATTTAAGTAGTTTATCTCAGTTTTCAACTTATTATGAACAGTTTGTAAATGAAACAAAACAAACGTCAGAAAAAGCAAGTGACGCGTTTTCATTTACAATAGATGATAATGAATTAAAATCACAGATTGACGATCTTAAAGATAATATAAGTGATATAGTTTCTGCATATAGCGACATGATGTCTATTATAGATGATTTCAATGAAAATGGCAATCTGTCTGTTGATAATCTTGAAACCTTAATTGATCTTGGCGATGATTATATTGGCACTTTGTTTAATGAGAATGGCGAATTAGAGTTAAATAAAAATTCTTATGTTGCTCTTGCAAAAGCAAAGTTAGAAGATATACGTTATTCAATGCTTGAAAAAGCTATTAGTCAAATTAATAGTTTAAGTAAAGATGATGAAGCTCAGGCTACTCAATCATTAGCAGATAGCACAGGTAATCTTACAGAAGCGACTTTAAAGTTGGCGGCGGCACAAAAAATAGCAGAGGGCGTTGATAGTTCAAAAATTACCGCAATTATGCAAACTTATTATCAATGGGATGCCTTGATTGATAATGTTGTCGAAGGTTTGGAGAGTAACGCAGATGCTACATTAGGTGTTTCAGATGCAACAGATGAAGCAACGGATAGCACTAATGCTTACGAGGATTCTTTAAATGAAGAGAAAGATAGTCTTAAAAACGCTAAAGACGCGCTCGAAGATTACAAAGACGAATTAGAAGATGTTAAAGATGGCTATGAAGACGCTATTGATTCTATAAAAGAATTAATTGATTGGGTTCAAGATTATATTAAGCAAATAAAGAATAATGAAATAGACGCTCTTGAAGAAAAGAAAAATAAAATTGATGATTTAATTGAATCGCAAAAAGATTTGCTTAATGCCGAGAAAGATGAATATGAGTGGAATAAGAAAATAGCAGAGAAAAATAATACGGTTGCTTCAGATGCTCTTGCTGCTTCAATAGCCAGTTTAGATGATAGTAATGCAGGAAAGAAAGCGCAAAAACAAGCTAATGAGAAATTAGCTGAAAGCAGAACGGATATTATTGATACTTTATACGAACATAGTATCGATGAGCGTTTAGATGCACTTGATGAATTAAAAGAGGAACAAGATGATTATTACGATGAGCAGATTGATAAAATTCAAGATTATTTGAATAATGAAGTTCAATTATATAAAGATGCTTGTGAAATAATTGACAAAGATAGTGGTGACTTGTATGGTAAACTATTGTGGTATTGCCAGAATTATACTACAACTTCTGAAGCTGAATTTAATCATATGTGGTCATCTGCTCAGTCTGCTATGCAACAGTATAATACTGCTAATCTTGGTACATTCGATTTACTTAATAATCTTCAGGGTAGAATATATGAAGTTGATACAGCGATTGACGAAGTGTCACGAAGCATCTCTGAATACGAAAGTGCTATTGATGGAGTACAATCAAAAATTGATAGTTTAGGCGAAGCTGCTGAAGAAACCATTAATAAAATCAATAATATTAAAGCTACAAGTATTAGTGATAATTGGTATGTTGATTATAATGGTAAAAAATATTCTTCTTTCTTCGATAATAAAAGCGATGCTATTAATGATTTAAGAAAGCAAGTTACTCAATCAGTACCGTTTAATGAACTTAATCCGTTGCTTATTAATGAAAATACTGTTAAGCATTATGCAAAAGGTACACGCCATACTCCATCAGCATTTATCTCACAAGAAAACGGTCTTGAAGCTATATTTACTAAAAATCCAAATGGGGCAGGAACATATACAATTACTACGCCCGATAGTCAAGTGTTTGATAATAAGCGTACAGATAACCTCTACGACTTTGCAAGCGATCCTGAGAAATTCCTTGCAGAGAAAGGTTTATCCCCTTTATCAAATGAGGAACTTGCTAATCTTGGTTTATGGGGAGATAGTTCGCAGTTAGGAATGATTAATAGTGCGTTTGGTGTTGGTGGATTGAGCGGATTAATAGAAAAGATTACTGGTGGTAGTGGAATAACTTCAAGTAGTGCGACTACTAATAATATTGCTCCTGTAGTTTATATTACTATTCAGGGTGACGCTACACAAAGTACTATAAACGCACTTAGAGCAGAAACAAGTAAAATACAAGACCATATTATTAATAAAATGATGAAGATACCAATCAGAAATAAATTTGTGATATAAAGGGGTGATAATTATGTTTAAGGCTTGTTATTTCAATTATGCTGGTATATATTCAGGCAAATATAATTTAATAATGGCTTATGTGAATAGAAATGAGGATTTCATTTCTGGTGGTATATACGAGCCAATTCTTAATCATTTACCTAATTCAGCAGAAGCACTATTATATGGATTAAAATATTCAGAAAATCAAATAGAATTTGAAGTGGATATTATAAATCCTGATAATAATATACCTATGTCGCAAATGAGAGAAATAAAGAGATGGTTGTTTGGGCAAGATGGTTGGAAAAAATTAAAGTTAAAATCCCCTGATTTTGCAAATAGTTATTTAAACTGTCTGTTAATCCCTGAAACAGATATAAGAGATTATGGTGGTTATCGTGGATTAAGATGTAAAGTAAAAAATATTAGCAGTTTTTGGTATGGAGAAGATGAAATATTAGAGTTAAACCAATCCGATTTAGAGGGTAATATTAATAGTAGTGGGAATTATCGTTTTACACTTAATGTTAAATCTGATGTTAATACAGAGATATATCCTATTATTCAATGTAAAATGGTTACTGAGGATTTAACTGAGATTATTCCTTTTTGGGTTAAGAATAGGACTAATGGTTCTATTCTTAGTATGAATATACAAAATGATAATTTATCCAAGATGACTTCATATTTATGTACTATTGATACAAAATATCCTTACTTTAAAGTTGCTGATAACTCTAATTCAATTATTAGTTTTCAACCAAGGATTGCTGAATTTTCAAATGGAATTTTCTATTTGAATGAGGGCGAAAATATTATAGATATAGCTTGTCATAAGCAAAATCAAAATAGCGCATATAGATATTTTGAACCGTTTATAATTAAATATACCCCAAAATATAGAATCGGGGGTGTTTAGTTTGAATTTTAAAAACAAAACCCCTGATTTAGTAATATTATCTCAGAATAAAACAGATAGTCTTTCTATGGTAATAGCTCCGCAAGAAGTTGATGTAGAATACATTTTTGGTAGTTTCTCAAAAATGACGTTCAAGGTAAGAAAATTTATTTATAACGAAAACACTCAGCAATGGGAAGTAAATCCTTGTTATGAATATTTAGAGAAAAACAATATACTATATACGTCAGAGCAAACAGATATATTTAAATTCAAAGGGTGTAGTATATTACCTGATTCTTCTTATTACATTCCTTCTTCGCAACCAAATACAAGAAATTCTAGAAGTTCTGGTTTGTATTTTAATATTACTGGAATGAATTTTAAACTAAGAAATGAAACACTATTATATAATATAGGTTGCAGCAATGGTTATTCTTTTGAATATTGTTCGTATTTTGATGATAATGGTTCTTTTATTGACGGGTCGAATGACAAAGATGGGAATGGTAATAGAATTAATTATCAAAAGGAGGCAGTAAAAGAGTTTTTCCCTGTTAAAGTTGGAGATATAATTTCTATGGGAAGTAAAGTTGGTAATGGCGTATTTAATCAAAATGCCGACAATGCTTTTGCTTATAGACTAATTTTTTATTCTGATGCAGATGTAGATACAAAACAAAGTTCAACTGATTGGGCTTTATTTAGTCCTGTTGGAAGATATAGGGTAAAAAATGGTGATTTTGGTGTTCATAGTTATGAAGATATGAATCATATAGCTCATCATCATTATATCACAGAAGGTTATGTTAGAATCGAATGCATAAGTTATAAAAACACTCAATCTTATTGGGTTGCCCCAGCTTCAAATTATGTTTATGTAATCTCAGGAGAAAGATATTGTACAGAAGTTACATTGGGATCAGAACAAACAATAAGTTATGGTGTACCATATTGGATAATAAAAGATACAGAAGATTCAGGAGAAGGCTATAATAGTACAAAGACTATTACCGCATATTCTTATGAAGCTATTATTGGTGGTAAAAATATATCCGTAACAGAAGATACATATCCTTTATATATTCCCGATAAAATAGTAAATACAATACAAAGCGGTACTTTTTATATTGATAGTGTTGATGGACATAATTATCAAGGTAATCAAAGAACTAAACGTGGTATTATTAATATAATTTTAGACGAATTACCTGATTGGAGTATAGGTTATGTATCAAATAATTTAATTACAAAATATAGAACTATAAGTGAATGTGATAACACCAATATATATTCATTTTTAATGAATACTATCCAAGAGTTGTATAAATGTTATATTTTGTTTGATACGAATAATAATAAAATAAATCTTATATCTCAGGACGATATTGTTTCAATAGATAGTGGTACAATGATAGGTTGGAGAAATGCGTTAAAAAGTTTAACTATCACTAATGTAGATGAAGAATATGCAACTTCAATGTATATCAATACTGGTGATAATCAATATGGATTAGGGTTGGTTAATCCGAATGGCTCTAATATAATTTATAATTTTGATAATGTTGTTGATCGAATGGATTATATTATTGACGATAAACATTATGTAAATTTGCATGATTATTATGGTAATGAAGAAGATATAGCAAAACCGCAAACTTTGAAAACGTTATGGAATTTATATAAATTAAGACAGTCGAGAATTTTAAACGGTACAGAAATACAAAATGCTATTACATTTAGAAATGCTGTCAACAATCTAATTGATTATCAAATTGAATTAGTAAAGTTACAAACAAAATTATCTGAGGCTTATACTAATTACGCTAATGCTGCAACTAATGTTAATCTCGGTTTGGATTGGAATAATTCAAATTATCCTCGTATTCCTGAAAAACCTTTGACAATTTATGATTTAACAAATGGCGATTATGCTCCCAATAATACTTATAGTAATTTCTCGTCTGAAGCATTGTATCGAAAATTATACAACGCAGCTTATACTTATAACCAAACGTTAAACAGCTACACAATATTAGAACACAATGCGATTATTGCGACATATAGGTTAAAGGATTATAATGCAATTCTTAGTTTAAATCCTAAAATTTTACAAGAACAATATGATTTAGTCAAATCTGGTTTCACTAATAATATTGTAGATGAAACATATAAACCTGTTTTCACGCCTAAAGAAGCGAAAGAATTGAGTAAATTTATAATTCAGGGTATTTGGACTAATGATAATATCGTATTTAATGATGAATATTCAAGGAATGACATTTTAAATACATTACAACCTGTTTATAATGAAGCTGTGTCAGAATTAGCAAATATTTATTCTAAACCAGTATATGAATTTTCAGCAGAAATGGCAGGATTAGTGTTTAACGAAGAATTATCAAAAATGATTTCAAATTTATTTTTAGGAAATTCTTTATATATTCTTTCAGACAATAAAAAAAAGTTATTTAATATTATTCAACCTGTTTTGATGTCTTTTCATATTAATTATAGTGATTACGAAAATTCGTCAATTACTTTAAGTACAAATTATAAACAAAAACCTTTGGAAATTAGGTATACTCAGTTGTTTAGTATGATTTCCCAAACATCTGTTGATAGTCCTAATTATGTTGCTGATGATTAATTTAGAAGGTGATTACAATGAAATATATTTCTCAATCAAAATTTGAAAAAAACTCAATCAACTTAAAAAGAAAAATGAGTTGGAAAAACAGAAAAATGAATTGAAAGCTGAAAAGGGCAAATATCGTAAGAAACCCACCACAAGCAAGTTACTTTTGGTTACGGTGGTTATTTTATGTGTTGAGATAGTTATCTTTTCTCAATATGTAATGATTAAATTCCAAGATTTGACAGCTCTGTATACATTAATTGGTGTTCCTGTAACGCTTGTACCTGTGGCTTTGGGGTATTATTATAAGGCAAAATCAGAAAACACTATTGGTGGAGTGACGTATGAAACTGCAATTCATCAGATGGAAACGGAAAATATTGTTGATAATAATGATAGTAATGATGGTTTTATTGGTGGTGATATATATGAGGGAACCACTTGATTTAGCAGGTCAAAAATTTGGAAAATTAACTGCTATTAAAATAATTGAGAATAAAAAACAAATCGGAAATATTTGGTTGTGCAAGTGTGATTGTGGAAATTTTTGTAATGTTCCAACTTCAAGGTTACGGAGTGGAAATACAAAATCATGTGGTTGTCTTAAATCTTATGGTGAAACTATAATTAAAAAAATATTGTTTGATAATAATATTTTGTATGAAACTCAAAAAACGTTTGATGGTTGTCGATTCCCAACTATTAATGCTATGGCAAGGTTTGATTTTTATATTGAGAATAATTATCTAATTGAATTTGATGGTAAACAACATTTTGAAATTGGAAATCAAAGTTAGTTTAACGAAAAAAAACTTAAACTATTACAAGAAAGAGATAATTATAAAAACCAATGGTGTAAAGATAATAATTTACCATTAATAAGGATTCCTTATGCTCGTCAAGATGATTTATGTCTTGACGATTTATTATTAAGTACGACAAAATATAGAGTTGTATAATAGAAAGGTGATTAAAATGAGTATTTTAGATGGACTTCAAAATTTCTTGATGTTTAATGAAATAACAAACTAAAATATAGAGAGGAAAATGATTATGATCAATTGGATTGTTAGATTAAAAAATAAAAACTTTTGGATTGCTCTTATTCCTGCGGTTATTGTTTTAGTGCAACAAGTAGTGAAGATTTTTGGCATCCAGATCAACCTTGGTGAACTTGGTAATAATTTACTTGACATTGTTAATTCTGTATTTATTATTCTTGCCATTCTTGGAATTGTTGTCGATCCTACTACTGATGGTATAAAGGACAGTGTAAGAGCATTGACGTATAATAAGCCTAAAAAAGATATTGAAGAGTGATTAAAAATCTTCTAATTACAACTAAATTTATAAGCGGTGAAATTACAACTTCACCGCTTATTTTAATTTTGGAGATGGTTACAATGGAAACTGTAAGAAATATCCTAAGTTTTTTGGGGTTAGTGGGTGTTCCTTCGCTTGGTGCTATAATCGGGTGGCTTGCTAAAACTATTCGTACACAAAAGAAAGCACAAGATGCTTTGAAGAAAGGTGTACAAGCAATTTTACGCAGCCAGATGATAACTAACTATAACAAATGGTATGTTGAAAGAGGTTACGCTCCTATATGGGTAAAAGATAATTTTGAGAACTTATGGATACAATATGAAGCGTTAGGTGAGAATGGTGTGATGAAAAAGATTCACGATGAATTTATGTCATTACCTACCGAACCACCTATAAGAAAAGAAATATAATGAATTTTAATAAATTTGAAAGGAGGAATGTTTATGCCAAATAGTTTAAGCGAATTACATACTCTACACGCTTGGGAAGATAATCAGATCACTGAACGCTGTACGCAAGGTGAATATGCTGGCAAGGTACTTCAATTCAAGTTGGTTGACAAAGACGGCGCTATTAATTTATCAAACTGTCTTGTGCAATATGCAGTTACAAGACCTGATAAAACAGAGGATTTGTTGGATTGTATCATTGACAATGGTGTGGTGAAATGCAATCTTACTTATTCTGTTACATCCGTTGTTGGACTTGTACACGGCGAAGTTAGGGTAATTGGAAGTAACGATAGTGGGATTATAAAGTTCTACGGAGTTAATCTCCGTGTATATAAAGGCGTGTCAGATGAAGCTGCCGAGCAATCAGATGAATTTACTGCTTTGATTGCGGCGTTGCAAAAAGTGGTTTCTATTACACCTGATCCTGATTCAGAAAATACTTATGTTGTGCGATTAGATGATTCGATTGTTCAAAATGGTCTTAATCCAGTGGCGAGTGGTGTTCTATATGATTATCTGAATGATAACTTTTATACTGAAACACAGGCAGATAATAAGTTTGTGCTGAAATCAAATACTTATACAAAAAGTGAAATAAATGCTATTCAAACGGAAAACGATAAAAGATTTGAACTGCAAACAACGGTTGGATTTAACGAGAATGGTATTCCTGTCTTTACGTCTAATAATACTTCGTTTTCTGCTGGTGCTTGTTCGGTGAAAAGTGTCAAGACATTGTTTATTGCTTCTAATGTTGAAACTATTAGTAGTGGTGCATTTAATACAACTGCTAATCAGAATATTACTGTTGTATATGTTGATAATGAACAGGCTGATATTACTATTCAATCTGGTGCTTTCCCAAGTGGTGCGACTGTTTATTATAAAGGTGAATTTAATGCACTTGATTTTGTTATAACTGCATTGAAGAATCTTAGTACATCTAAATTAGATGACGCTAACAACTCTGTAAAGACAAATCATATTGCCGATCTTAATGTAACGGAAGGTAAATTAGCAGACGGAGCAGTAACGGATATAAAACTTGCTAATAAGAAGTGGAATTTTGTCGATTTAGGGCAAGTTAATAGTACAAGTGTTTTTGATGATTATGTAAATACTGAAACTATTTATGTTGTAAAAGTTGCGGCAATTGATTGTCTTTTCTTTATTACAGGCAACACACAGGTTCGATATATTCATACTGTTGGTTGGGAAAAGCGAAGAAAAGTTAATGATACTTGGGAAGAATGGCAAGGAGCTATTTTTACACAGAGTATTCAAAATAATGCTATTACAACTGATAAGATTGCCAATCTTAATGTAACGGAAGGTAAGTTATCTTCTGAATTACAAGCTAAGATAAATAAAAAGACTGGTGTATATTCATATACAATTCCTGTTTCTAATTGGAGCAATAACGCTCAATCCCTTAATTTATCATCTGTTTATACAGTAACCAGTAAAACAAAGGTAGATATCGAGGGTGATAATACTGTACTGGAACAGTTGGTAATTGATGATTGTGAGGGTATTTACGTTGAAAATAATAATGGTAGCCTAACCATCAAGGCTATCACTAATGCTCCTACTGAAAATATTACTGTTCAACTCGTAATCTACGAAGTTGAAGATTTGAATTAAAGGAAGGTGAGAGTATGGTTAAAGGAAAACCTTTACTGCCTTCTGGTGCAAGTAAAGATTTATTGTTCGATACTACTGAAGATTTGAATGGTTATCTTGAAACACCGAAGGCGAAAGCTGGTCAATTTGTTAAAGTTTTAGAGCGTAATAAATTAGGTCAGAGCGTATATCAAACTTACGTTATTCAAGATATTAATAATGTATTTGTTCCTCAAAAGGTTAGTAGCGATATAGATTTCAGCGATTTGGATTTGAAGATTGTGGATGATGAGAATGATGAAGATAAGAAATATCTTGTTTTAGGTGACGATAGTGACGATGAAACTGAGTATGCAAGAGTTGTACTTCCTGCTATGGGAGGCGGTGGCAGTAGTTATATTGTAATGCGTTTGAGAAACTTATTACCTTCTACTACCTTTACAGTGCCTTACAATCAGGAAACAGGCTGTACTTGCGAACTTGATTATACTTGGTCTTCTATTGATACAGGTGATAAAGATACACCTACTGGTAATGGTACGGCGTATTATTATGTTGACGGCACACTTGTATTAACTACACAAAATTTAGCGCAAGGAAATGTTGTTGTTAATTTAGGTGAGTATCTTACTCCTAACAGAGTAAATGTGATTAAAGTTACAGTTGTAGATAGTGATAATAATAAAAAGTCATTGACTTATAATGTCAATGTTTCTTACAACTATATTACTACAAAATTCCCAAGTTTAAGTGTTCAAAGGAGTAATTTCTCAATTCCTGTCGTTCCTGTTGGTAGTGGTCAAAAGACTATTTATTGCATTATAGATGATGACGATAATAATCCTATTACAGTAACAACAAGAGTTTCTTCCTCGACTGTTTATATTGACATAAACA